GGCTGCCACGGCTGGTTATAGAGGTGCTGCCACGGCTGGTAATTGCGGTGCTGCCACGGCTGGTTATAGAGGTGCTGCCACGGCTGGTGATAGAGGTGCTGCCACGGCTGGTGATAGAGGTGCTGCTACGGCTGGTTATAGAGGTGCTGCCACGGCTGGTGATTATGGTGCTGCCACGGCTGGTGATAGTGGTGCTGCTACGGCTGGTTATAGTGGGGCTGCCACGGCTGGTTATAGAGGTGCTGCCACGGCTGGTAATTGCGGTGCTGCCACGGCTGGTTATAGAGGTGCTGCTACGGCTGGTTATAGAGGTGCTGCCACGGCTGGTGATGGTGGTGCTGCCACGGCTGGTGATAGAGGTGCTGCCACGGCAAGAGGAAAGGCTTCAACCGGATCAAATGGTCTGTCAGTGGCAAGAGGCAACAATGTTCGGGTAAAGGGCGGAATAGGTGCAATTTTGGTCATAGCTGAAGAAGGGGAAGATACGTATGATATTGTCGATTGGAAGGCTGTATTAGTTGATGGAGAGATTGTAAAGGCCGACACATGGTATAGACTAGAAAACGGTGAGTTAGTGGAAGTTGATTAACAGTTGGCTGATAATACAATTAGAATTGGAAAGGAGTTAACATGCCAATAAGCAAAACATATAATATGGACTGTATGGAATACATGAAAAGTATTTCAGATAAGTTTTTTGATTTAGCGATAGTTGATCCTCCATATGGGCTCGATAAAAAAAGCACACACGGAAGAGGGAAATTAAAAAATCGATGCTTAAACAGTGGAAATATTCAACGGTGGGATACACGTCCTTCAAAAGAATATTTTGAGGAATTGTTTCGTGTAAGTAAAAATCAGATAATATGGGGTGGGAATTACTTCAATTTACCACCAACACGTTGTATAATATGTTGGGATAAAATGCAACCTTGGCCTAATTTCTCTCAAATTGAAATAGCGTGGACTTCTTTCAATTCACCTGCTAAAATTTTTAAGTATGATAATAGGACGGATGATAAGATTCATCCCACGCAAAAACCAATATCTCTCTATGCTTGGATTTTGAAAAATTATGCAAAATCAGGAAATAAGATTTTTGACTCTCACTTAGGAAGTGGGAGCAATCGCATAGCCGCATACAAATTGGGTTTCGATTTTTATGCAACCGAAATAGATAAAGATTATTTTGAAGCACAGGAGGATCGGTTTCGACGTGAGTGTTATGGAGAAATAAAAACAGAGAAAGGAACTTTAATACAAACAAGCCTATTTGGCGTATAACAATAAAAAAATGAGTGAAACAAAAATCATATTAGATGCCTGTTGTGGCAGCCGTATGTTTTGGTTTGACAAACATAATCCTCTTGCCTTATTCGTTGATAAGAGATCGGAGATAGTAACAGCCAAGGATAGAGATAAGATCAGGACCATAGAGATAAAACCGGATATAATAGCCGATTTCACCCACTTGCCGTTTGAGGACAATTCTTTCTACATGGTGGTATTCGACCCACCGCACCTGAAAACACTTGGTACAACCTCATGGATGGCTAAGAAGTACGGGAAACTGCCGAAAGACTGGCAGTTACTCATACACGATGGATTTACTGAGTGTATGCGCGTCTTGAAACCTAACGGCACGCTTATATTCAAATGGAACGAGAGTGAGATAAAAGCTGCGGAAGTTTTGTCTGTTATCCCGTTCAAACCTCTTTTCGGACATACTACTGGAAGACAGAGCAAGACAATATGGATGTGCTTTATGAGATTGCCAATTAACGAATAACCGAATAAAAATGAAGCAAATAGTGATTGGCGATAAGCCTTTAATGCAAATATCAGAAGAGGATATTTTGCAGGTTGCAGTAATTCAAGGATGCTGCGCTCATCCTGACTATTGGAATTATCCAACTTTGACTGAGTATGATAATACCATGTTTAGAGATTCAGTATGGTGTTCATACAAATCTACACGGAAAGAGGATAATCGAGATAGTAGCGAACTTACTTTCTTTTTGGATACCAAAGATTTGTCCTACCACTATCATAGAGAGTGGTCAACAGAAAAATGGCATGGAGAACGTCTTGGGTTAAATGCAATAAAGTTTTTGATTGAAAAGGGCTATGATGTGCCAATTTATTAATTCAAATATAATTCAAAACTAATTTGATATGAATAAGATAAAATTAGAAATTACTTCTGAAGGATGGGAGACTACCGTAATTATTAACGGCAAAGAATTTAAAGAAAAGCATATTGCAACCGTATTTGGCTCGGAAGGAGCTGAAGGGGATTTTGAAAGCGAAGAGGATATACCGGAAGAAGTTTATGATGCTTTAAATTCATCTTTCCCCTTTGAGTGTATGCAGGCATTGTATTCCATTGAGGATTAACGTAACACTAATGAGAAAGGAATATTTATGATAGAAATAGATTTGAATGATACCGTTAGTGTAGAGCTTACAGAATGGGGAGCCGCATATCTTAATGCAACGAATATATTTAAGGAAATAACCACTACACAGAAATGCCATTATAAGACTGACTATAAAGCAGGTGATGTTTACAAAAGCCAGCTTTGGGGGTTGATATTGGAGTTCAAAGATGGGATTAGATTTGATAAAGAGAAGGCTTTTAATAAATTGAAAAAAGTAACATGTTAGAAAGGAATGAAGAAAATACTTTTAATATGTGCTATTCTCGCTTTAATAGTGGGATGTGCTTCGCCGAGAAAATATAAAGAGAATCGTTTCACGAAGCAGTTTCAGCAAGCGGATTCTGTGTTTAACGAAAAATATGATATAAGATGATTAGAGTAAGATTTTTTGTAGATAAGGAAAAGTGCGATGGAGATTATCGTCCATTAAGATGGCCAATCCAATATCCATATTGGTGCACTGGTGAAAGTGCTCACCACTTTGTTTTAGTAGCCTATATCAATAGTATTGAAGAGTTGAAAGATTTATGGCCGGAAGCTTCCAATATTGAAAGTGAAGAAGTCAATAAAGTATTTTTTTCGGATAGGTTTCCAAAGCCAGATTGGTACAAAGAGGATTAATTAATAACTAATTAGAATATGAATGAATTGGAACAAGATAAAAGATATGTTTTTGGAGATATGATTATAGTAGCCAGTATTGACGCAAATTCTAATCCTATCTTAAAAATTAGCACAGATGCCGGGAATGTGGTTGTAATGCCATCATCCGATAATAAGATTATTGTAAAATCAACCGTGGATAAATAAAAAATTAGAAGGAGGTAATTATGGGATCATTTATAGCCCAACAGCCAAACGGCTTATATTGTAGGTTTAGTACAATTGTTGATACAGTCACACACTACAATATGACAAAAGATGATTACATAGAAGTATGCGAAGACCGATTAGGAAAGAAACGTGGAGAAGAAGAGGCTAATGATATTTTAAAAAACGATCTGCACCCTTTTAACGATGTTCTTGAGCAATTCATTCCTAATAATGATTCGGTTGAAGAGTTTAATATCCGCTTGAAAGAAATGGGATATATGGATGAGTTTAAGTTTAATGGATAATCCTCAAAACGGAACAGATTATGAATGAAGTTAGAAAGCTATATAACGATGATGGATGCGTTCTTAAAGAGGCATCTAGCAATGACTATGAATCATGGAGTTCAGCAAGAACACTTGGTCCTATGGAAAGAAGGAAAGAATACAGAAACCTATGTTATAATTTTGAATATGAGCGGGGAACTAATATCCCTCACTGTGCAAAGAAAGGTGTATGTGATGAGGATTGCGAATACATGAGAAACTTTAAAGAATAGGATATGAAACAGACATTGGAAGAAACAGCTCATTCTTTCGCTGAAAGTAGAAGCAGTGGTAGTTTATTCCCTGCATATTATCAAGGGTTCATTGCAGGTGCAGAGTGGCAGTCAAAGCAATCACCTTGGATAAGTGTTAAGGAACGGTTGCCGGAACCAAACAAGCTTGTTCTTTGCAGAATGGTATCAAATGGAGCGATTGTTAGTGGCTATATCGTTGTTTCATCCGGGAGATCGCCATACGTTGCGACAGAGGGAGGATTTGAATTTGAGGATTGGAACGACTACGAATGTGACATGTGGATGCCCATCCCGTCTTTCGATGAAATATTAGAAGCGAACAGGGATGTACTTGAACGGATTAAAGAGAAAGGAGATTGAGATATGAAATTAAGACAAGCAAAAAAGATAATGAAGAATATCCGTAGAAATGTACGCATGGAGTATTTATACGGATTAGGACGCTCGATGAAGGCAAATGCTATTTGCGTTAGACACTATGGTAGAGTGGACAAATTTACAAAGCTAATCAATCAAATAGGAGATAAAGACCCTCTATTAGCAATTAAATTAATTAGACAATATGGAAATAAATAACGGAATAATAATAGACGGTGTGTTGCATGAATTGTGCTATGGAGCATGTGCAGATTGCTCATTACGAAATGAATGCGATAATAGATTAGATCTTATTTGCGATATATTTCACATATATCCAAATACAGATCTGTGTTTTGTCAATCGTGGCAAAGTAACGGATATTAAAACAGAGGAGGAAAAGAAATGAAGCAGGTATTGTCAATCGAGCAAATGAAGCATTTGCAAGAACTAGGGTTAGATACGAGTGATGCAAGTATGTATTGGGCGAGAGTGTCGCATGGAAGCCGTATTGATGACAAATCAAAAGGTAAATGGTTTTTGAGCTTGCATAAGGAATTTCAAACTTGTGGGTTTATGTCGTATGAATCAATTTCTACTTACACCTTGCAGGATATTCTTGATAAGCTGCCTTGCTTCATCGGCAATCAAGTGCTTACCATCCAGAAACTTGCAGATAGCTATACATGCTTGTATATAGAACCTTATACTAGGTCTATGATAAATATTACAGAAAGTAAAGAGCCTATTGATGCAGCCTATGATATGCTGTGCTGGTGCATTGAAAACGGATATGTTAAAGTTGGAAAGGAGGAATAATTATGGGATTCACAACACCGTGTTTTATAAGAAAGAATACCGAAGCACTTAGAAAAAAGCTGGAAGAGGTTGGATATAAAATGCTTTCCCCAATAGAATACGACAATCTCGAATGTAGCGATAATTGGGTTAATGATATAAAATCGCTCAACGACTGTAATGGTATTGATTGCGGAACGAATGAAGAACTATTCCTGGCTATCGCTGCATTGAGGGATGATAGTAACTACATGCAGTGGTTTATAACAGATTCCATTCTTAGCGTTTCTTATGACGATTCTATTGGTAACGATCATTATTTCACAGAGCCAAAAGGCATTATGTTCTTTTGGGATGAAAATTGGGATAATGCAACCATTATTTCAGGACGTTATCACAAGGCTACTGTAGACGAACTGATTGAACACTTTAAAACAAAGGAGGAACAATGAAAGCAAGAATAAAATCAACTGGAGAAATTGTAGAGATTAAGGATTTATATGATGATGGTACTGCATTGGTGGGAAACATGTATATCAAGGTGTCAGAACTTAATTTTTTTAGTGAAAACATTGATTGGGAACAACGTAGGTACGAATTGGCAAAAGACATTATTAAAATTGTTATAGCAAACGACTATGGTGTTAATTCTGATGTAGTCGCTAAATATTCGCTTAATTGCGCTGATGCCCTAATTAAAAGATTAAAGGAGAATAATTATGAATAGCGTACAGACACAAACACTTTCCATTAACGGAGATGGAGGTGGTGAGGCATATATTGATTTTTGCGATGGCCAATTATGTGTTTCAGTTGTCATAGAAGGGAAACAGGCAGATTTTCACTTTGAGCCTGTTACGTTAAAGATGTTTGCCCATGCTTATAAATTACATTGTGAAGAATGTGAAAAGAAGAAAGGAGAATAACTATGAAAGTATTAAGAAATGAAACTCCTGTCGCTCGTAAAGAGCACAGGTGCAATTTTTGCGGTGGAGTAATTTCCGTTGGAGAAAAATACAACAGACAGACCAATGTTTATGACGGTTGTGTTTATGACTGGGTATCCCACTGTGAATGTTCCAAGTTAGCCTGTGAACTTGATATGTTTGATGATTGCGATGAAGGACTTGACGATGATGGATTTATTGATAGACTTAATCAGTATGTTTACGACAATCATTATGACGATAAAATAGATGATATTGCGAAGGATTGGCAATTACCACGTTATGAATTGGTAAAGAAAGTGTTGAATGAATTAAACAAGAAATAGTTATGACCGAAGAACTTGTAACATTAGAAACAGCAAAGTTGCTGAAAGAGAAAGGGTTTAATGAACCATGTATGATTGCTATGAATATTGAAGATGGTAGACAATATGGTACTAATAGAACAAATAGCGAGTTACCAATAAAAGTATGTTCCCATCCTACTCAATCCATTGCCCAAAAGTGGCTTCGTGAAACCAAAAATATTCATATATGTGTATATAACTGTGCCTGTGGTTATGGATACGAAATATCTAAAGCTGACAATGGAACTCATATAATCAGTTCTGCTTATAAAGGAACAAATGATGGAGAGGAATGGGATAGCTACGAGGAAGCACTTGAAGCAGGTTTACAGGAAGCATTAAAACTTATATGATTATGGAAATAGCAGAATCAATATTTAAATTCATCCTTGCCTCATTAAACGTTTGTGCTCTGGCATTTACTTTAATTTTGGTAAGCAAGTGGCATATACGCATGGAGAATAAGCTGGATGAAATAGAAAGATATGTCCGCCATGTGTCAGATCGTAACGATATTGTTTACATTAACCAGCTTTCAGAATTGCAAAGACTGTTGATAAAAGAGGAACGGTATGAGGAAGCTGACAAGATTGGGAAAATAATCAAGGACGAAGAAATTAAATTAGGAATAAGGGAATGAGTAATATTAATTTGAACGAACTACGGGATCGTGCTTATAAGACCGCCTGTGAGCACGGTTTCCATGATAAAGAATTGAGTAACGAACACTGCCTTTGCCTTATCGTTGGAGAGCTTATGGAAGCGGTAGAAGCGGATCGGAAAGGGAAACGTGCCGACAGAGAATCTTTCAAGTCTTCCTATGAGAATGAAGAGCCGCATTACAATGCCGATTTCAAGTATAGTTTTGAAAAATATATCAAAGACTGTGTGGGGGACGAGCTTGCTGATGCATGCATACGCCTGTTTGACTTGTGTGGGCTTCGTAAGATAGACATTAATGGTTTTACAGAGGAAATGATATACGAGGCAACGGAAAGCTGCAACGGGGAAACATTCACTGAAAGCATATACGCCATATCCACATTGCCAATTCGTTATTTTTATGAATATAATTATTCTTTTGAAAGTCAGATAGGTCATATGTTATTATCAATCATCGGGCTTGCCAAGCATATGAACATAGACCTTATATGGCATGTGGAGCAGAAGATGAGATACAATGAACTAAGACCTATGTTTAATGGAAAAAGATATTGATTATGCCACTGTTTATTTGTAGCAAATGTGGTTGTGTTGAGAATACAGCCACATCGGATTATTGGCCTGTTGTACATAAAATCTTTCCCATAGAGTATGATGCAAATATAAAGGAGTTTGAAGGAAAACCGTTGTGCTCGGAGTGTGGAAGATTGATATTTGACAGTAAAGGGGAAAATCCGCGTATGATACCGGGGAAGTGGCATGGAAAATTTCCCAAAAGACAAGCCACTGATGCTGAAAAGAGAATGGTAGATAGAAATGGCAGGTTTTAAAAAGAGAAAGGGATGCCTGCAACATCCCTTGAAAGGAAGCATTACGCAATTTTCTTGTCATCTACCAAGAAAGAAAAGTATTTTCCATGTTTAGGATAAATACGTTTGCCGTTCTTTACGATATATCGACAGAAAACACGAGTTTTGCCGCTTTCATCTTGCATTTGATTTTTCACACTAACACCTCCTTTCCGTTTTGCCTGCCAAGCTGCAAGACCAGCAAGCTGATAATCTGTTATACCCTGTCAAGCATAACAGAAAAAAAGCCCAAAGCTTGCAGGACAATGGGCTTAATTCTTTCTCAAGGAAATGAATAAGATTTTGCGAATGACAGTTCGCTGGATTGGAGGTGTTAGTTTCCAAATCAAATGCGATGCAAATATAGTTTGTATTGTAATAACAATGAAAACAATTAACTATTTTAATAACAATGTTAATAATTAGAACAATTATGAAGAATATTACCACTCTTGTGGTAATAGCCACAGTATTTGGGTGTAGCCACCCTATCGAAGATAAAGAATACCCAAAGATATACTATACTAGGCATAGCAGCATAACCTATCTTAATGACAGTATAGTAGTTGTCAGCACTCATGTAAGTGGGCTTGATAATTACGAAACAAAGATTATTAATTTAAAAAAGAAATAACTGAATTATGAAGAATAAAATAATATCCGGCATTATAGCTGCACTGTCTTTACCCGTATATTTTTCTCTACTTTGGGCTATTGATCAGTTCTTGTTAGTTAGAATTGTCTTAGTATTTGTAATGATAGCATGTATGATTGTATCGGTGTACAAGCTATCCAAACTTATTCTTGACGAACATTTTAAAAAACATGATAAGCGATGAAAACAATATTACTTACAATTATATGTATTATCGCCCTATTATGGGTTGGAGATCTCACAATTACATTTAAGCCGTTTTCCATCTCGTTGCCCGGTTGGTATAAGCCTGTAGGTATCCTTCTATTTTTTCTGTCAATGGCAGTATATACCACAGGGGAATATACTAAAGGCTATAAACAGGGTTTCGATGATGGGATAAAGGAATGTGTTGAAATACTTAAAAAGAAATGAATATAAATGTTAACTACTTCTAAACTAAAAATTTAGGGATTCAAATGCGAGCCCTTATAACTACTGGGAAAGCCACAATATTTTACCCAATCTTATGGCTTTTCCAGAGTCCTTTAACTTGTTTGAAATTACAGTTTGTGGATAATTGACAATCAATCTTCTGTTTTCAGAAAAACATTCTTCAATTCGTCTTTCCTTAAAGAGCCGTATCTTATAGCACGGTCAATACGTTTTCGAGCATTTCCGTCTTTAGCCTTTATAGTATTCTTAGAATTATCCTTAGATATAATTAGTTTGACCAGCTCATTCAGAGGAATAGGGGATGTCGTATCTCTATCCCAAATAGAAGTGAAAAAATCTTTTGCAGGTTTTCCCATAAGTAATTTCTTTTCCGTTTCATCACCAACTTTTTCAAAATGAAGGTAAGGCTCCGAAATAATATTGAAGTAGGGCAGGAGCGACTTCTCATCCGGTTCACTCACCATGCGAGTTTTTAGTAGTTTTAGATAGCGTCCTCCATTCCTTGTACGTCCTATGGCAAATACCCCGTCTGCAAAGTTAGACAATATCTTACTTCCTGCCATATTGGTTTTAGACAAGGGCTTCCATTCCTCAATCTTAGGCGTATGTGCTATCACCATGATACTGATTTTTAGCTCACGCTTCAATCTAGTGAGACCGTCCATAATAACTCCGGCATACTCTGCTTCCGCTGTCTGGGTGGATAGATATGAAAGATTGTCTAGTATCATAATCTTTGCTTTCGTGTCAAGCAATTTATCCTTTATCCCTTCAATTACGTTCATGCTGAACTCTTCGCTATCCACGTTATCAGATATGGTGCATCTGACAAGATTTTTAGGGAACTTGGCATTTTTATACCGTCTTGCAAGCTGCCTGTCCGAAAGCTCAAAATCGAAGTACAACACGGCTTGCGGTGGCATCTCCACTTCTGTACATTCGCTCTTCCCTTTAGCAATCTCGTAGGCTATCTGTGTGGCAAGAATAGACTTACCAATACCACTGTCAGCGAACAAGAAAACAAGCTCGTTCTCCCACCAAAAATCACCCCACAACCTATGGATAGGCGGTTTTTTCTTCCCATTCTCAATGACTGACTGCATATCGGAAGAGCTGAACAATGGTATTTGTTCAACCATATCGCCATCGTCAGGAATTGCAGAAGCGTTGTTCTCGAACCGTTCTATGTCGGATTGTATCTGTTCTTCTTCGGTCATACCTTATTACTAATTTATGATTACACACTCCCGTATTTGAACGAAGCAAAGCAATCTAATTCATCATAAACGAAAAAGCCAAGCCCGTCAAGAGTTTCCTTATCTTCGTCAGAAACTATACTTGGGTCAATATCAACGTAAAGTATATCGTGTTCGCAATATGTCGGGTACATTTTGTTCTCGTACTTCAAGAATATCTGCAATGCCTTAATTAAATCTTCCATACTATATTCTTTTTAGCAGGTAGCGCAGTTTCCCACGCTGTCGTTTCTGTTCCTACACTTGGCAGGTCAGATGTTATTATTAGTCCATTCGCTTTTAGTTATACATTTCAACTGCTTGAATGTACCTGTAATCTTATTCTCACCATAAGAATACACGTAGCACGCACCATCACCAGTAATATTCACAGCAGAATTACCTCCAACATACAGCTTGCACACATTCCCTTTTGAAATATGGAACTCAACCTTTGAAGCAAGCACCGTAGTAAGCGTGCAATCCTGCTCTATTTGCCCGTTAAAGTCCACATACAGGCACGAAGTATATCCGTCCTTGCTCCGCTTCCATTTGCCATTAATATAGTCAGAAAACGTCCGTTTCATATACTGAATATCCATACCGAACCCAAAGCTATGAGCATCTGTCAACAGCTCTACACCGTTTGAATCCAAAGCTATATCCATTAACGCTTCCTTACTTGTCGCTGCGTCCCATTTATTCTTATACCCAGTGCAAAGACCGAGCATCATGGCATTACGTTTAAAAGAAAGCAAATCATTCATACAATAGGAAATTTTTTTAGTTCAATTTCTATAAGCTCTTTTATCATCATTACGGCATTGTCTGAATCAGGAATGCTTTTATAAGTCTTTACAGACCGTATAATGTTCCTGCTGCTAATTTTTGAGTGTTTGGCAATATTACCATATGAGATTCCGAACCTGTTATGCAATACGGCAAAAACTGCACCCCTCGCAATTCTTCCTGTAAGAATAATGTTTGTCCTTCCTTCATAGATAGTTGAAGGATATACAGGGCTCTGGTTGCAGAATACTTTATTTACGCAATCGCACACGATACGCTCAATCTTTCTTATAACGTCCGATTTTAAGCAATCTTTTTCTTCTGACATACTTCTCTATGATTTTCTTTTGGTCTTCATTAAGTATTTCTCCGCATACATACATATTCCCTATAACGCTCTTACTAAAATATGTCTGCTTACTGCTTTTCTTTATTCCAAGACCGCAATCAACTCCTTTATTAACAGCAGGAATAAGTATATGGGTATTCATACATCCCTTTATCGGAATCGCATTAATTTCAAATCTAAGATATCCTCTTCTTATCCGTATCCCACCAGTTTCCCAATCCGGCAAGAATACCCCCTTAGTGACCTCTCCGGTTTCTTTGTCCTTGAAAGAAACCCATTTTGCACCGGGATGGTTCCCAATATTGATATAGATACGGTAGATATTATCGGGGCTATACCTGTCCTTTCTCGGTTTCAGTTCCATTGTCAAACATCTCCTTCGTTTCTTCTGCCATGATAGCCTTCTGTTCAAATTCCGCATTAGTTTTCAAATCCTCTTCAGGCGGCGTAGTGTTCATAGCCTTATCCAAATCCTTCATCTGACCTTCCATCCACTTCATGTAGTTTTCAGCCTCTTTCTGCGCTTCATTTATGTCAGTAAACACGGTCATAGGCTTCACAAGGTTCGCTTCTGTAAGCACCTTCATACCGTCCAAGAACTCCTTGTTGGTGGAAGTAGTTTCCCCGAACATTTCATTCTCCTTGCCTTTGATTGACTTCTTGAAGTCCACCATGTACTTCAACCAAGCATACAGGGATGTTTCATGTGCCACACCGTCCAATCCTACTGCGTATGGAGTAGTGAACACCCGGAATCCTGTGTAGTTCTTAAAACAGGCATATCCTTTCGTGATTACAATCTCAAACGAGCCGAAGCTTTCTCTCTCCAACACATCACTTTCTTTGATGATGAACTCAAATCCTTGTTGTTTCTTGTTCTTTGCCATACCTTATTCCTCCGTTTTTGCCTTTCTACCTCTCTTCGGTCTGAACGCTGTCTTAGCATCCTCGACCTCAATAATACACTCTCCTTCGCCCTCAACCGTTGCTACGGCTTCATTCTCCTTCAACACTTCCTCAACAACCGGATTAGCCGCTTCCTCCGCTTCATCCACAACAGACCTCCCGAATCTCGGCTTCTCCTGGTTCATGTTCAGCTTCTGCATATCCATCGCGTACTGCAACTGGTACACCTTGAACTTCTCATCGTCCGAATCAATGATTTCATCCGCATAACCGGGATAGTGCATGGCGATAGTTCGTCTGTTTGCTTTCATAGCTATTCCCAACGCTTCCTCATCCACGTACATATACGGATGGATGGAGATAAGACCGTCAATGGGAGAAAGCCGTCCGAATGTCTTCTTGTACTGGATAAGTCCGTCTGCCCTCTGCTCCACAATGGCGTAGGCATTCATAAGGTTCTTCTTCTTGATAAGGGCGATAGCCAATATCCAAGTAAGCCCCAGTTCGGGATTGAACTTCTTGGGCAAATCCTTGCACTTCGCAAAGGATAATGCTTCTGATAAGGTTCCTGTTTCTAAAAACATATCATATAAATTATATAATTATTAAACCAATTAAAATGGGAATACCTAATATTATAGACGTGGAGACAATAACAATCCATCCCCAAAACCATAAATCAGAATATTTACAATCTTCAAAATTGAATTTATTATAAATATATGCAAGCATAAGCAATAATACTCCTATTACGGTGAGAAACACCCAGCTAAAAACGAATGGATATATTGAATTAAACCCTCTAATTGGTAATAAGATAGGTATATAATGATTCATTGCTGTTCTTTTTTATTCGTTTTTACATATCCGTTCTCAATACACCAGCACAGCAAATTATAGACTTCAACAAGAATATCTTCATGCCCTCCAAAACAAACCTCATAATCATGCTCATCATTCATATCAGTATAGGAATATCCTGCATAATCTTTCCCTAGCTCAAGACATGCCTTACCTAATGGATAACGCGCATATTTACATGGAACGTCTTCAGGTAACATATTGATAATGTCCTGCAAGGTGAATGCAGGAACAATATCAATATATGATAATATTTTATTAGCTTCCATACATTGCATGGAAAGGTAATAATCACCATCATAAAGAAAAGGGTATTTGGGCATGGGAACGTCCTCTTTTGAATTTATCCACCTCATGCTCGCATTGCTTGTGCCAACACCCAAATCTTTCAGATGCCGCATCCGCTCGATAGAAAGTGTCTGATTCTTCATAATCCAAATTTATTCGTTAGGAAAAGTTTCGTCATATCCGAAGGAATGCCCGTACACGTTCTTGAACGTAAACGTCACCTCCTTGTATTTCTGCCCGTACACCGTGTCACTTTTAGGTTCTGTAGCTCCCGAAAGATACATCAATACTTTCCGCTTCCTCGCCGTGTCACGGTAGGCAATCTTGGAGCCAGTAATGAAAGCCATAAAGTCACGGTAAGACTTATCATTCTTGGTATCATCCTCCAAGAATATCAATGTCAGCTTTATAGTTGTCTGCTTGTGTGCCGGTGTGCTGGAAACATACACCTCAGCCTTGCTTGTTTCGGCAAAATCCTCTGCATACATATTTGTAGGCTCTCCATACGAATTAAGGCCTGTACATTCTTTGTACCGCAATCCGGGGAAATCCGTTTCCAAGTCTTTCCAAACGGCACCAAGCTCACCGTAACGCATCATATAAAACTTATAGTCACTCATATTATAATATAATAATACACGCAAATATAATTAATTAAATTCATATATTAAAGCTTTACTTTAATATTTATCACTATGATATATTTAAATCCGTTTCAATATTAAGTTTTTAATCTTAAAAGTAAAAGCATATTTGAAATATTGATATCTGTACTTTGTATTGCATAGTACTACATCATTGCATATTAGACATACCCTATATAAATAAAGGAAAAATGTCTAATCCAAAATACATAGAAAGAAAGTAACATAAAGAAAGAGTGAGCACAGCGAACACCTCACTCCCTTTGATTATTTAAATAAACAAAGGGGAATAAAAGCAATCTGCATAGGAAAGCATCAACGTAAAACATGAATATTGATATAATGATGAATAATATTATTTTACATAATAAATTATGTTGTAGATGCGAAATATTGCAACATTGCAAGACGCGAAAATTCAGAAAAAAATTTAAAAAAAAACGGGAGAGGACGGTTGTCGTCGGCTGGCTGGCTGATCAGGGGGCGGGGTATGCTTACAACGGCTTTTAACGCTCGTTTGATTCGTTGCTGACGGCTTTAATAAGGGCGATATAAGGCAGAGTGGTAAGTACGGCACATTGTGAGAATCAAAATAAAACGTTTCTATATCGCATAATATCAAGTGATAAGTGTATGCTATAAACTCTATTTATATGTGAAAATTCAACACAAAAAAGTGCAATTTTCTTTGTTTATATGATAATAATTTTGTAATTTTACAGTGTTGAAAGATGAGAGATACGACACTACGATATAGGTAGTAGATCCATTGATTAGGCAAGCGTGATACATGATATATTGACAAATGGAATAAAAAGAGAGTCTTAATATTCCAGTATTAAGACTCTCAAAGGATCAAAATACTAAAGTATCTATCCCTATCACACGGGGCAAAGGTACTTTTCTATTTTGATTCTTGCAAATATTCTTCCATTTATTTTTTTGGTTTGCTGATATTACGATAGCATCCAGCTATTGAGTGTATAGTCTGTATCTGGTATTAGTAGGCTATTAATCACGCTATAAGGTTGAATTATTAACAATTTAAATATAGCATTATGAAAGCAATGAACTTCTACACTGCAAACGGTTGGGCTGGTTCGAACTATGACAGCAAGTTAAGTACTAAGGAAATCGCCGCAAAGGTTAGATCTTATGCAAAGAAGAATTTCCCGGACTTTAAATTCTCTGTTCGTTCTGAATGGAGCATGTACACTGATTCAATGTATATCGAATTAAAATCCGGTCCTTGTGTTCCTTTTGTTGAAGGTTCAAGAAGCGCGGAACGTGGTTATATGTCCACAATGTCCAGCGTGAAGGCATGGGAAGACGAGTTAACACCAAAAGTGTTTGCAGCTCTAAATGCTGTATCAAATTACGCTAGTTCTTTCCGTTATAATGATTCGGACGGCATGCAAGACTATTTTGATACTAATTTTTACATCCATATAGAAGTAAGCGATGAATATAAGGTTATAGAGCCGAAAGCGAAGAAAAGCAGCATTAAGACTGAAAAGGCTGAGGAAGCCAAAGAAATGGAAGCTGTGACGGCTGAAGGTCTGGAAATCGTGGACTACTCCGAAAAAGCTATCGCGGTGTTTGGCGATACGAAGGCGATCAAAGAGCAATTAAAGGAATTAGGCGGACGCTTTAACCCGTCTTTAAACTACAACGGTGAAAAGCGTGCCGGATGGATATTCAGCAAGAAGCAAACGGACAAGGTGCGGGAATTGCTCGCACCTGCAAAGAGCGAAAAAGAAGCGGACGAAAACACTGACGAAGCGTTACCGCTTGAAAATATCCATTTAACCGAAACGGACAACTTTAACGGTGTGCGCTATTACAACATTGAAGGGGCTGGAATCATAACCAGCGCGAAAGTACGTGCAGACATACAACCGGGCGATGTTTTCAACGTATATACAGCGGAGGAACGCAAATACGGCGTAACCTATGACGGTGTAAGCGTGGAAAGTAGTTTAAAAAACGATTTACCCGGTATAATTGAGTTTAACGACAAAATAGAATCGGGCACGCTTAGCGTTTCATCACATTATACCCCTCTTGCTGAAGGAGTGGAATTTTATGAGAAGAAAGTAAAAGGAAAGCGTTACACCGTCAAGGATAAGCCGTTAACACTTGGATATTACGGCATATTAGACAATCTGGACAACTGTATAATAGAATGCTATCCGACTAAGGAAGAAGCCGAAAAAGAAACGGAAATACTTAACGGGTTTACGGATGGTAACGGACGATTAAAGACGGTCATTTAATTAGCTGAATATGGTTTTGTTGGTTTTGTTATTCGGTGCTGTGATATTCATTTCCGGCACCGACAGGGATAAGCTACGCGAATTTATAAACAAAAGTGATGAATCAGATAAATTTTAAGGATATGGAAGCAAAACACACTTTTCAAATAGAATCAACCGTAATAGATGCCACAATTTCAGAAGTTGAGAAAGTAGTACCAATTTGGGCAAAGAATAAAGGCAAGAGTTTAACCGTACTAATTTTCACGGGTAACAAGTGGCAATTATACAAGGTTTTCAAGGCTTAATAACTGCATCATCCCGGCACTGTGTGGATAGGCGGATTGACACCGCCACCGGGAACAAACTAACTTAAAAACGAAAAAATATGAATATTATTACAAATAAGGCAAAAGCTCCTGCAAAGCTACGTTATAGGGTGAGCAATAACAGCGGATCAATAAATAAGGAGTTTGGCAAAAACCAACAGGCGGCTTATGATTTTGCAAACGAAATGAAAGAAACGGCAATCATACGCGGATATTTTGTTTTTAAATCTAGAGGGCAATGGCAAACAAATACGGTATTCATTGATCATGTGTTTAGATAACCACTATTCCGGCGTGGATGGCAACAAGCGGAGAGACACCGCCGCCGGGAACTATTTATTAACTTAAAAATAAAAAGACATGGAAAGTACATTCAAGTTGTTAGCTACTGACAGACAGGCGCAAATACTATTCAACAACTATTGCGTTAAACTGATGGAGTTCAAAGGGGATAAAGAAAGTTATCCAGAAATGAATATAAATAATGAAATAGTTCACCCGTGGCGTGTTACATTACGGCATAAAGAAGAATTAGGCAAACTTCGTGGGGTGTATTCATTTGAAAAACTTGTAAGTATCATTTAATTTAAAAATAATCATGCAAACAATAAAAGCTAAAGCAATAGTTAAAGTTACGACCGATTTTGGATATTGGTGCCTGGCTGAAATACGAGGTTTAAAAGAAGGGACTGTTTTAGAAGGTATATACAACCCAGTAAATAAAGCATTTGATTTTTCCTGGAACGGACAAGACGCAATGCTTTGGATAGGTCAAAACGGCGAATTAATAACCGGATAAATTAAGGATATATTGCCACATGTTAGCATAGACGCACGTTGGGTTTTTTTGCCAACATATCATCTTATGACACCCCGGCAGTAATACGGCTGCCGGGATTGTGGAAAAAGGATATTAAAAACGAACATTTAAATAAAGGAGGAAATAACATGTTCATGATTTGCATTATGATTTGGTTAGCTGTTGGAGTAGGTAAGGAGCTGACTGGAAACAACGGTTTTTAAGCCGAATTATCCGCCAAAGGTTCAACGCCTTGCAAGTGGTGCAAGTTCCACGGGCGGAGCAAATTACTAACTTAAAAACAAAAGAATATGGGAACGAACAAACAACTAAGTATTAAGCAAATTATTTGCTCTAACATTATAGCAGCCGAAAAAGTTGCCGGGGATGTGTGTCAAGGTCTTGCCATCAAGCTGGCGAAAGCGTTTATATACGATAGCCGTGATATTGATGCCGATGAAATCTCATACATTAGCCAACAATGCGAAATTGCGCTTCAAAATATATCCGAATTAGGGCTTACAGAAGCCAAGAACAACGAAACGAATAATATAATAGCGAATTTAATCTAAGGAGGGCTAATTTATGGGAAAGATATATGCTTATCACCGCTTTTCAACGGACGAACAAGACGCGCAAAGCCAGAGAAATATAATAGCAAAGTATGCCGAATCAAAAGGGCTGCAAATTGATGAGATTATTTCCGATGAAGGGATAAGCGGAAGCGTTTCATACAAAAAAAGAAACCTATCCGAATTGTTATCAAAGACGAATAAAGGAGATACTATTATAGTGTCGGAAGTTTCACGCCTTACAAGAGGTGGAATTATCGAACTTAGCGATATGATAGCCGAATTTTTCGCCCCAAAGGGTTTGCGGTTAATCATATCAAATGTAAATCTTGATATTGATTGCTCGGACATGAATCCGCTTATAGAGCTGCAATTATCCATGATGGCAACTTTTGCTAAGATAGAACGGCTTAATATAAAGAACCGTACTAAAGCTGCATTGGAAGCAAGAAAGAAAAAGATAGCGGAAGAAGGCGGATTTTATTCTAAGTCCGGCAACTGGTGCACCTCTTTGGGCGGAACAACCACCGGACAGGCAAAAGGCGGTAAAGCGAACGGGGAAAAGAGAAGAAAGGAAGCGATGAACGATGAAAAGAATAATATGATAGCCGCCATGTTGGAAGGCTGCAATACTCCGCAAGACATTGACAAGGTAGTAGAACGGTTGAATGCAAGGGGCATCCGTACACACAGTGGCTTAGAATTTACCCGGAATCGCCTAACTGCCCTACGGACTAAGATTAATAGACGCACTGAATATATCCAAAGTATGCTTTAAAACATACTTTGTGAAACGAATTACTGATTTGTGAACGATATATCAAAAAGTTATGCTATTTTTGTCCCAAATAATTAAGAATAATATGACAAAATTTGACAAACAAAAGCTGACCGAAATTGTTTTGTATATTCTAAACAAGACAAAAGGATTGGATTATTATCACGTATTCAAAGTGATATATTTTGCAAATATTTCATATCTGGCAAAGTATGGCTTCCGCATGACTACTGATGAATTTTGTGCTTTGCCTGACGGTCCGGTTCCTTCTATTCTATATAACTGCATCAAGAACGATTGTTATTGCGACAAAGAACTTAAGGCCATGATAGACGGAAGCGTATCAAAGGGAGACTGTGATGCGTATTATATGCTGACTGCAAAAAGGGAGGCTGATTTGGATTACCTGTCAAAAGCCGATATTGAGGAAATCGACAGGTCAATAGAAAAAAACGCCTATTTGCCATATGGGGAGTTAAGAGAAAAATCACATGGAGAAGAATGGAACAGAGCTTATAGCAATTCAGGGAAAAAAGTAATGGACGTTTTAGGTATGGCAAAAGACGGAATGGCTACCAACGATATGTTGGATTATATTAAAGAAAATCTCTCCATAGAATCCGCATTATTATGACAAGCATAGGAGATCTTCTTGGTGACTTGGGGGACAAGCTCATACAAAACAATATAAAAGTTGGGGATGTTTATATGCTTACACTTGACGGTAGTAATGGCATAACCCCAAAAAACGGAGACAATACACGTGATAAATTTTTCGTAGTGCTTGGCTTTGATGAAAACGGAGACATAATAGGAGGTTTGGTAATAAATTCTAAAATAAACCGTAATCTCCCTGATATTCTGACTGATTATTATTTGCCCATAACGGTAAAACAGTGTCCATTCCTGTTATACGATTCATTTGTCAACTGTACCAATCTTATAAGAGCTAAAAGGGATAAATTCAACAGGAATACTTATAGAGGAAATATCAATAACAAAAGCGAATTGATGAAGCAGATTATTGAGACTGTAAAAGAAAGTCCTACTATAAGTAGAAAAATGCTAAAAGAATTTGGCGTTATCAAATAAGAATTTCCCCACCGAATTATTTTGGTGGGGATTTTTGTGTTATATAGCATATTCTTTTTCTTGACACGAAACTTAATTATTATATATTAGTTTATTAATTTTGCAGCGTTTTAATAAAAAGTTATATAATCATGAAGAAAATTTTGTTTTTACTGGCAATGTTGCCTATGTTGGTGTTTACCGCTTGTTCGGATGATGATGAAAACAGCTTGTCACTGGATAAGTCGGAAATTTCATTGTATTATGAGGATGAGATTAAGTTAACCGCTTCCGATAATGTTACATGGAGTTCAGAGGATGAGTTTGTGGCGAAGGTTAGTAGTAACGGTATTGTTGAAGGCGGTCATGTTGGAAAAACTTTTATTGTGGCTTCCAATGGTGCTGAAACTGTAAAGTGTGCCGTAGAAGTGAAACCGAAGTATAATACATTTGTTGAACCTGTGTTGGACTTTGGAGCAAGTAAGGCTGATATAAAGGCTAAGGAGAAAAGGGAACTTGTAACTGATAATGCTACGTCATTGGGATATAAGGATAGTAAGGATGGTGTTGCTATCATATACACATTCAAAAACGGTAAGATGAACGCTTGTGGATTTGGATTGCAATATAAATACACAGATGATATTATGGATTTTCTGTTGGAAAGATATGCTCCTGCTACAATGAATGATGATAAAGACATGTTTATTTTCGTAAACGGTATGTCTGGCAAGTGGGATATGATGGTTGCTCTTACGGTTCAGAGCGGAATGATACAAGTAATGTACGCACCAAAAGACGCTACATCTAAGAGTATTTCAAATGAAGTTCCTAATATAATGGAACATGCGAGAATGATATTGGAGTAATTGGAGTTAATAAAATTAATCTATAAAGCCACGGTAAACACTATCGTGGCTTTTTTATGTAAAAAACACACAGTAAAGTTTTGCCATATCAAAAATTATGCTTTACTTTGCAGTGCTAAACAATTATAAGAGTGGGCAACTCTTATGTAATCCGTAAGGGTTATTTTTATGCCCAATATAGACATAGGTATATCGTATTTTAGATATAGCACACGAACGGTGGGGTAACGGAAACGTCCCCGAAATTAATCTTATGATTGTTTAGCAGCCGTGACCGTGTGCTTTTTTATTTTATGCTAAACAATCAGAAATCGGATGCTTCTGCCATCCAAGTGTTCAATTCACCACAATTCGGTGAAATAAGAACAGCAGGAACGAGTGAAGAACCATTGTTCTGCCTTTCCGATGTATGTTCGGTATTAGGGCTTAGACAAGGTGATGTAAAACAAAGACTTGACGATGGGGTGGTTTCAACCCAACCCATAATAGACGCACTCGGAAGAGAACAACAAGCAAACTTTGTAAATGAGGACGGTTTGTATGATGTTATCCTTGATAGCAGAAAACCGCAAGCGAAAGCATTTCGTAAATGGGTAACTTCCGAAGTCCTCCCTGCAATCCGCAAGACAGGCGGCTACCTCGCCACTAAGCAGGACGACACTCCCGAAGAAATCATGGCACGTGCTCTAACCATCGCACAAGCTACCCTTGCCAAGAGAGAGGAACGGTTAAAGCAACTTGAAGCCCAAGCCGAACAACAGCAAGTCACCATTGAGATTCAGACAGAGGAAATCAAGAAATCCGCTCCCAAAGTCAGCTACTACGACACGCACCTGCAAAGCGTGAATACCCTTACATCCACGCAGGTAGCCAAGCAAATCGGAATGGATGCAGAAAAATTGAACAAGAAGCTGAAAGAGGCAGGACTGATATACAAGCAGTCGGGGCAATGGATGCTTCATAGTCCGTATTCGTCTTGGGGGCTTCATTCCACACGCACACAGACTTACACACGGTCTGACGGTGCTGTCGGTACAAGTACTTATACCGTTTGGACGGCAAAGGGAGTTCGCTTCATTATTGCGATGTCTGATAGCGGATGGAGCATAAAGAGAGCCATAAAGTATATTAAGGGAGAGATAGACCCTGCTGCATAAATCAAATTTATCATAGTGTATGATTATAGCACTTCATTGACATGGAGTGCATAACTTTCACACCCCAAAACGCAACATTGTTAATTTTTAGAATTATGGAAACAAATAACGAAAACAAGAAAGAATACGATTTTACTTCACTTACTAAGTATTTTAACGAGTGGCAATCACCCAAACAACTTGCGGATGATATAGCACGTGTGCTTTTCAATTATGCCACACTGATAGACTGTAATACCATAGATGAGTTCAAAAACGATGTGGTTACACTGCAATGTATCTACAAAGAAATAAAAAGGATATCCGAGAAATAGTATTGGATTATGAATATTGCCACATGTTAGTATAGACACACGTTGAGGTTTCGACCAACGTTCAAATCAAAAGGCACTTTACTTATTGCAAGTGGAGTGCCTTTCATTACAGGCACAACGATATCACCCTTGCCAACACGACAAGAGGTATCAGCCTGTATATCCACCTCTCTATACGTTCCATCGCATCACAGCAAGCAAACGGCAAAAATACCAGTGAGGCACATCATCAGCCTGTTCAAGCAATATGTTCAACTTATCTTCTTCCATAAATAGTTTTTAAGCATAAAAAAAGCGGTAAAACCGTTGGGAATTACCGCTTTACAGCTTAAACGATACTGATCATTCATTGTAATCTATCACATCATGCAAGGATATAACTTTATAAGCTACAGGGATACCATTAACAGTTTGTACTTTTATATCAACTTGAAATAGTTTTCTTGTAGGATTGTTCTCCGAATAAAGGATACGTTGTTTCAACTCATCCGTTTCAAATACTACTGCAATTTTCTTTCCCTTGAAAATATCGTCAATAATGGCCTTATTTCCTGTATTAGAACCTGCATCGCTTCGCACTTGATAAATCTGCATCAGCACACGGTTGTAAATTTCATCATGTGAATCTATCGATCTTCTTTCAATTTCATCCCGCTCAAGCTGATTCTGTGCACTATTACTTCCCTGAAAATTGAAAGTGCAATTATTGAATATATTGCACTTATTACCTTTTGATATTGCACCTATCGTCATTTCTCCGTTGTTGTCTCCGGCTGTCACAGTAAGAAAGTCCTTAAAATTCTTGATTTCGCTTAAACCAAGTTTAGGCTTTTCGCCTATCCCGTTTGCATAATATTCAAGAACATTCTTAACGTATGAAGAAAATTCAAATATGATATTCATATTCTCTAAAAAAGGGAGTAATCCTGCGGTCACTGTTTCGCACAGAAAAATATCAATACAACCTTCCTCTATCTTTTCAACATATAGTTTTGCATGCGAAAGGTCTTTACTTCCACCTTTTTCTTGAGCGAATATAGAAAACAAATTTCCTATGGCATTTAATGAAGTCACAAATTCAGAAATTTCTATCGGCTTGGAGTGTTCTATATGCAATAGAATAACATCCACATTATTATCTTTCATTTGCACATCTGGTTTATAACATTTGTAATATAATATATTTATCTTCTATATATGAATGTATTACAAATATAGTAATAAATGATATATTATCAATACAATTAATTGTTAATTTACAAATATACAAATTCTTTCCAATTCTTACAAAATTGAAAAGAATTATATAGATAAAGACTTGTAAAAACGGTAATTTCAACAAGTCAAAGAACGCTTCTGTTCGATTATTATTTTTCCAGTCCCTTTCTACAATGTTCACATAAAAATTTCTTCGCTACCGGAAACATCTTCTGCCCCACATATCCGCTAAGATACTGCGCTTCCTCACCATAGGGATCAATCCCGAAAGCCTTGGAGATATGCCGGCACAAATGACCTTTTTCGTGGTCCCACGAATTTTGAAACTCTTCGGGGGTAGAAGTCAAAGAGATAACCATTACCGTCTCTCTTCTCCTGTAGTCCGAATAGGTTAGACCGGTATTCATTCTGCCTTCGGTCAGATTGCGATACGCACGCTTGAGGGAATCCCCCCTGCATCCTATACGGTACAGGTCCATAATGATCCGATCCGCCCAATAGGTGTGTACCGCATAATACACTTTGACGTGCCAGTCCCCATATTTTGGTATGTAGAACTCCTGAACAATCATATCACATCCGACCAGATTACAGGAATCCCTTTACCTATACAGGTGGCAAAGAACTCGTCAAACGCCCTGCAAGGATCGCCATCAATATCATCAAGGTAGCATTTTATATGCTTGCACAAATGTGCCTCGTCAACCAATGATTTTTTATAGAAATCCGCTTTCAGCATGTTTGCGACATAAGCAACGTCATAACCCTTGTCGTGCTCGATGGTAATTCCGTTCGCTTTCAGCATATCGTCCACTTCGTCTTTGCTCCACGGCTCCAACTTTTTTTCTTTACCCGTGGTTTCGTCTTTCACTTTCATTTTTGAGACGGCCCATTCATAAAGTTTCTTGCTGAAATGAAAGCCGTATGCTTCCAGATATTCCCTCATGCCAGATGGGAATCTGCTGTATGTATCCAATCTCTGTTCCATAACCTTTGTTTAAAAAGAGGGGCATTCCACCCCTCCACCATTAATAAAACTCACCGTTGGCGCGTCTGCGTCTGCGTTCTCCCATGTCATCCATACGCGGATATTCAGGGAAATAGCCGGGATATCTGCGTTCTCCCATACCTGATCCTGAATAATTTCTTCCGCCATCACGGAAGCCCATGTCTCCATGAATCTCTCTCATGGCCTTTTCATAACCGTGGCGGCAGCCTTCCTTGTAGGCTTCTTCCACCTCGTCACCTCTCATACCGAAGCCGCGTCCGTAATCGTCACGCCCTTCTTCTAATATTTCCCACATTCCCATAATCATTTCTTTGTTTTGGATGTTTCAACCACTCCGAGCTGTTCCATAAGCCGTTTGTTCAATTCCATAAGGTCAGACATGTTCTTGCTCATTTCCGCCATTTGCCCTTTCAGAGAGGATATTTCCTGCTCCTGACGTTGTTTCTCGGCAAATTCAGGGTTCAAGAGCGTAAGCATCTTGTCACACCCTGCAATGACGGAATTGTGAAAATCCATGCTGTTGATGATGTCTATGCTTTTCTGTTTCATAGAAGCGACCTCGTTATTCATCGCATCACGTGAGCATGACACTACGATATTGCCGTTCTGTCCGAAGTCGGCTATATCCATGCCGGCAGGAAGATTTTGGAAAGTCGTGTTCTGCCCGTTGATACAGACAACAACATCCACAACCATTTCCATTTGGGGCAACTGTCCCATAGGGGATGCCATAGGATATTTCGGCTTGGGAGCGGAAACGCTGACTACCGGGCCGTATTCGATAAACGGGTTAGCATCCTTATGAAGTATATATAACTGGTTATTGGTACGAAGTGATTGAAACATATTGGTTTAATTTTAAAGGAGTGTGGCTATTTCCATTTGGGAAACCACCACAAAACTCCATGTTAATTATATTACTTGCTCCGTAAAGAAGCGGTTTCTACTGTAGGAGCCGGAGCCGTTGTCGGTCTGTATCCTCCATTAACAAGATACAGTTCGTTGGTGTACTTGTTGTAGTGAATCTCATAGATACCGGTTCCAGCCAAGTTTGCAACAGTCACAGGCTCATTGTTATAAGCCATCAACGGTCTTGTGTCCCCGTTAGTCCCTATCAATATCGGAAGGGTTGCAGTCGTACCGGCAGGAATCGCCTGACGAAGATTGACATAGAACCCTCCGACATAATCCCTGTTACGGAACGCATGGTTAGGGAGTTCAAGAGTAACATTCTCCGTACCGACTGTCACAGCCACCGTAGGAAGAGTATTGAAGTTTGCTCTTCCGATTGATGGAAACGGGAACGGGAATCCTGTAAAAAAGTTAGGCCACATATCTACCTCCTTTCTTACCGGATTAACCCCAGTAGTTATTGCAACCGCATCCGTAACCACCACGGCCATATGCAGCATCACCGGCATAGGCTCCAAAAGCAGCAGCTCTGTATGTGTCAAGATTTACGCCAACTATGTTAGGGAATTGTACCGGGACAGTGTTGGGTAATTTACATTTTATTCCATCAACATCGCTTTGCAATGCCTGCAATCCGGCTGCCAAAGGAGCAATCTGTTGTCCTACTGCGTTCAGGATAGTGGCGTTCTGGTTACGCTGAGAGATTTCGGCTGTTAAAGTAGCCTTTTCCGCAGTAAGAGATGCGATCTTGTCCTGCAATGCCTGATTTTGAATAGCGTCAAGTTTGGCAAGGATGGCATTCGTGTTGGCTGTCGCACCATCACGCAATGACAATGTGTTCTGGTTAGCAGTGTTGACTAATGTGTTAGTCTGGTTGCACATTGCGAGCTGGTTCTCGTACCCCATTGTGGTGATGGCGTTCTGCGTCTTGCAGCAGCAGTCTGCCAACTGGGTTGCAAGAGCGGAATTGCCAGCTTGGATGCTGTTGATGATTTGTTGGCTGCTCATGCCAATCTGACTGCCAATGTTGCAGAGCTGGGTAGAAACAGCATTGATGGCAGATTCAATTTGTCCGACAGAACAGTTGATGGAACTTGCCAATTGGTTAAGATCAATTCCATTACGCTGGATAGCTGACATAATCATCTCACGTTCGGCTGAATTGCCTTGGTTGTTGTTGCCGCCAAATCCGAAGTTCCCGTTACCGAAGATGGCTGCAATCACAATCAATGCGATGATGTCCTGAAAACCGCCATTGTTTCCGAAGAAACCGCCGTTTCCGTTTCCTCCCATCAGCCCCATCAGATAGCCAGTGTCAATTCCACGGTTCTGCAAGGACGGAAGAATGGACGCAAGCAGGCCATTGTTTGCGCCGGTTCCACCGTCTTGGTTAAAAACATAAGTTCGTTCCATAAGTATTTGTATTTTGTATCCGGTCAAAATCGACCGTGCACAAAAGTATATAGATCATAACTCATGGAAAATCAGTTGTTTCCCAACAAATTCTTTATATCGTCCCAATATATTCTCATCATTTTCCCACTCTCCATCCTCTCATGGAAATTAGATATCATGTAATTGACAGCACGTTTAGTTTTGTGGATATGAGCGGCTATTTGCGAAGGGTACATACCGCTTTCGAAAAGAAAAAATACAAGAAGATACCGGGCATCTACAGTTTCCATATTCTTATCAGATGATAATATTTGGTCTACAGACACTTCTGTTTCTTTTGAAACAATATTAATTATTTTGGCAAAGATTTCTGACTTGCACATGTTTTTTTCTAATTTTTATTCTTATCTTTGCCATGCCACATAAAACAAGATATTGACGAACAAAGCATAAGACACTGCACGTTGAAGATATTTTAGCCTCCAACGTGCAGTGTCTTATGCTTTTATCATGTTTTTATGTGGCAATATTAATATGAGCGTTGGGGGCTTTTTTTTGATTCTAAGCCCCTGAAAGAATTACTTTTGTTAAATGAGTTTTTATGTGCCACGCTTCTACCTGTGGCATTCTGGTTACTATTTCATCTTGCACCTCCTTTCTGTTGATTACCATATTCTATAACTTATTCCTGCGACAACCGCAGGAGAAAAACCATCCTTACCAAATCCATAACCGGCTGTTATCCCCAGTCCCCATCTTTTAGGTTTTATCTTAACCGTGTGATAGATATCGTTTGTTACTGTCTGTGTTTTAGAGCAAACATAGATACTATCTAGGTTAGGTCTGTAACCACTCACATAAGCGATGTAATCACTATCTCTGTATATCTTCTGCTCGACAGGAAGAATTGTGTCTCCTACATGGATTGTATCACCATCATGCCAACATAGTATTGGGGAAGGAAGATAATATTTTACAGTATCTCTCTTTACAATGATACTTGTACTGAACACCGTATCCGTTCTTGCCTCTATAACTGCTTCGGGGGATGGCTTTACAAACCATCCTAAACCGAAAGCGAGTACAATTATTAATATATAAGGAAGCCATTTCATATTATTGTATATTGTATTTAAATAAGCACCAATAGCAATGCTATCGCTACCGCAATCCATATATAGATCCTTTGTTTCATAACTTAAACTTCTTTACATAAAAAATGGCAACCCCTAAGAAATGATGGGATTGCCATTGAGAAAGTTCAAGCTCTTGGAAGCGTTGGAACTTATAAGTTTATTGCTAATAATTCTTCACCTAAATCATGCAAAGCATTTTCTAATTTTAAAGCTTGTTCCGGTCTTGGAGTCCTATTACCAGAAGCATAATGCCATAGCTGTTTTTGATTTATTCCCGTAATTCTCTCCAATCCGGATTTTGTAAAAACATGGGAATAAAAATCCAGAACTGATTTCACATCCATTTTGAATGTTAAAGAGTAATCACCTTCCAATTCTTCCGGAATTTCGCCACCAAATTCCTTGCATTCATCTTTTAATGCATCGATAGCACTAATAATGTTTCTTTTAATCTCTTTTACACTTTGTCCTGTCACCACAATACCATCAACGCCATCTATATAAGCAGAATAGTTATTTTCTGTGCGTTCGATGATTACAGTTAAAGTTTTCATATCTCTTATTTTTTAAGGGTTATTTTATCATTCCCAATCCAATAAAAGGATGCAGGGTTAAATTGCCCTGCTCCTTAATGGATGTTCAATAATTCTTCAAGTCCTCATCCGTTATTCCGGCTTGCCGAAATATTGATTTCAATGTTCCGATAGCAAGATCATCATTGGGATTTCCAGGAACGGGAATAGGACGAGCCTCACCCTCTTTTCTATAAATCCAATGGTCCCCTCTTGTCCGAACATGTATCCATCCATTCGCTTCCAAGATAGTCATTACAACTTTTACTTTTAAAACTTTCATTTCTAAAAAACTAGTTTTAATGAAACAACTATTATTAGTTGCATGGATTAACGCTGCAAAGATAACTATTATTCTACTATTACACAAGTAAGATGATAACTTTTTTTCTACTACAATCCCATCATGTCAAAGAACGCCTTATTGTTTTATATTATCCCTCAAATTTTATATCGTTGATACGGTTCATCCAGCCACGTTTGAACTTGTTGTTTGCGGGGCGTTTCCGGCATATATCCTCGATGAAATCAAACCGTGCAATCTTGATCTGGTCAAACAATTCACGTGGATTACGGGAATTTACTGCGGCGAGTGTCTTAGGTCCGACAATGCCATCAGGAATCACACCAACCAAATCCTGCGGTACTTTAATACCATGTACCCCAGAAGCCCATACAAAATCGCATACTATCTCTGCTATACTTTGGCTTCTTATTTCATCCGCATTCCATCTATCCCAATACAACATCTTCAAGATACTTTTCCAATCGTTATATGACAAATCCATCAACCTTCCGGTCGTAGGTTTTGGATAACCTTTTCTACGACAATATTCCTCATAGGTAGCCATTGTCACACCTACCATAGTTTGTCCTCCTAAATCATCGGGATCATCAGCCCATCCTGTTTTTCTTGCTCTTTGAAAAAGAGACTCATTGGTTTCATTGCTTTTCTTACTTATACCAGCTTCCCATTTTATAAGAAATGGTATGAAATGTTCAATATTAGCCATTTTTCTTTTCCTCCTTATCTTTAAATTATAAAATTACTATTATTTTTGTCGCAAAAAATATGGACTTATCAGAACTTATTAGAAGCTATACTCCTGAACAGAAAAATGTGTTCAGTGCTTTTCTCATCCAACTACCATTAATATTTACTATAATGTATTTATACATACCTGCTTTTAAATTCTTAGAACTTTATTATCAAGTAATTTTTGCCATATCTGCGTCTACATTATCTATTTATTATTCTTTTTGTTTGTTATGTTTATGCTCCGTTTGTTCTCGATACAGGTTTAATATGGAAATACCTATACTTATTATGCCAACATTGACAGCTGCATTTCTTTTACTGCGTTCGCCAGAAAGCTATTTAAACGGGCATGAATATGTATTAAGAATAGCGCTTAAATGCACGTCATATTTCTATGGATTCATCGGAATTACAGGATTCTTTTACCGAAAATGCGTAGATTATGGCATAAAGTGCAAAAGGCGCAATAAAAATAAAATCAATTAAACTCATTTCTTTTCCTCCTTTTTATTTTCTGTTATTATTTCATTTATATCCTCTTTTTCTACATCAAGCACCTTCTTACCAAACAGACCTAACGCCTTAAGCATATTAAAGCTGTATCCTTTGGGCTTCAATATATTTGATATGATAGAGCAAAATTCAATGAAGCAAACTAACAAACAGGAGTATATGTCTATATCCCATTTGCTGCCGGATGCAATGTTTATCATGACAACCATACAAACAAAGGCGAAGTAGGTTACAAGTTTACCCATTGTGCGGCGTATCGCACTAGAGAAACGAACCTTTTCGCCCATCAAAAGGCTTTTCCTTATTCCAAAAGCCAAATCACATATCACTACCGCAAATGATACAATAATCCAAGGTATCATGTGCTCCAATGATTCTGCTATAAAACCGCTTACTATTACGGAGAAGCCACCCGGTATGGCTTGGGTTGTTATACTATCTCTTACCATCAGAATGATTATTTAAATGTATTAAATTAATTAGTCACTTATGAATACTCTTAGTCCTGCTCCCCTTGAATTTGAATTTGGCGCGAATACACGGTCTATTCTATCTGAAATAATCTCCAAATATCCCGTCTGCGCTTTCAATTCAATTAGCATGGGGTTTGTTAATCTGTTATTTCAACCTCATATCTCATCATTGCATCATATACGTTTGGAGCAATTCTATTTTTCCATTTGTTTGCTACTTCTTTAATGTAATCTTCTTTGGCTTGTTTATATGCGAGAAACGCTTCTTCGGGGGTATCAAAATATCCTAAATATATCCCATTTGCACCTTTTGTTAATGCAGATTTAAATCTTTTTCTACTTTCTGAATACATTACTCCGATAGGCAACTTTCCTCTTTCATTTTGTCTTTTTGTAAATAGCACGTTTATTTCGTTGGGTACGAAGCAACAAGTTTGTGGAGAATAGAGCTTATTGCCCTTGTAAAGTATATCCTTATCCAAGCAATACCCTTCAATGTAATTCTCATTAAACCATTTTTCAAACTTTGTAAAATTGTGCCACTCTTCACACATACAGCAACCATTATAAGTTGGTCTCTTTGATATTATATCATTGTCGTAACACCTTGCTATTACATTCCTCCATAGTTTATAAGAATATGATTTTTTATTTAAATCGGAGCGTTTTCTCCCTATGAATCCAACTCCACATATTGATGGTTTGTTATAGTCCTTTACATTTCCATTCTTCATGTTGTTTATAAACACTTCTACTTCTGTACCTGTATTGTCAAATCTAACAACACCAGTTCTCATGTCAATCCTTTTTATAAAAGTGTACCAATCTCCATATTTGTTTTGGAATCTATCTCCAATTTTGTGAAAACGATTTCCTAAAGGGTCTGATATTCGTTGGTACATTATGGCATTTTTACACGCTTCTACAATTCCACCTGTGTTATCAAATTTAACTACAATCCTCTTATTTGGTAATATTTCTACTACTTCATACCAACCATCGCTTTTATGTTGGTATCTACTACCTATTTCAATAGGTTTATATGTGCTACTGTGCTGATTCATAGATATAAAGATACTAAAAAATATACAATTACTCAACCTATAATACGAATTTATTGTATGAAAACACGAATACCTCTACCTTTAGAATTTCCACTATACGAAAGAATACTTTCAAAATTATCACTCATTAGTTTTAAGTACTCTGTCTGCGATTTAAGTTCTATAAGCATTGGATTCGAGCTGCCATCGCCAGATGATAGAAATTCTGTTTCCAATATGTTTCGGATAGCTGTTATATCAGAGGTCTGATTTGCTACAAAGAATCTAACGCTGTTCAAGATAGCCGATAATTCATTGGCTGTTTCTTCTGATATTTGAGTAATCCCTTGGGTGAGAGCGGATAAATTTGCTTTTTTACTTGGCTTGTATCCCAAAGTTTCTACAAAAGAAAGCAAATCCTCATTTAGCCCTTTCATCGAAGTGGTAGCTTCTGCATAGATATCCGCTAATTCCTTTTGAGTTATGCTGATTCCCCCATCGCTATCCTCCGTAACAGACTTATCTATCATATCAAACAATTTTTTCAATCTAGCTTGTGCTAATCTCATTGTGGCTTGTTTGACAATGAGGTTCTCAATGAAATCGTTAAAGTTTTCATTAAGAGCCTTTAGCCCGTCTTCCGTTTCATTAAAAGCGTCCATCCATGCCTGTACGAAAGATTCAGCCGCATCCCTATACTCTGATTCTCCGCCAATACCGCCTAAATCCATTTGTTCTTGTTTTATTATCTCTTCCTTGGTCTTTTGCAATTCTTTAATTGCTTCATTCCATTCTTTAATACGTTCATCGTCTGTATCTTTCTTCTTCTGTTCGGCATTTATCATTTCTTGATAGGAACGTATCTGCTGGTCTATATTCTGTGTCGTCTGCTTTGTGGCATTGTTCAAGGATGTTATGTCCCACGCTTTATCTATCTTTTCTTTCAAAATTTCATAAGCATCTTGCAAACTCTCTATATTTTTCTGCTGCCGTTTTATCTTTCGTTCATATTTAGCATCATGTATCGCATTTATGCCTTTTATTACACTTCCTACAGATTTAATTGCACTAACGGCTGCTCCTGCAAAATCTCCACTTTTAAAGCTGTTCCATGAGTTTGATACATTTGTACTCATTTCACTGAGTGAACTCATAGCGATACTTAGATCTTGCCATCCTCCAGATTCTGTATCAACTCCATAGCTGCTTGCTATATCCTTTATTTCATTAAACAAGTCTGCTGTCGCCTGGATAGAATCGTCAATACCTTTTACAATCTTATCAATAATTCCTATTACAGCACCAGCCCCCTGTGTCATTTTACCCATTTGAGTTGACATACCTTGCAGTTTGGCGGATGAATTTGCAATAGAATTATCATTGTCCTTTATCAGGTTCTGAATATCTACTATTTGATTTTCAAAATTAGTAGTATCATCTCCATTTGCTTTTGCAATATCACGTTTTGATTCGATATCCCTCAATTCATTTTCCAGCTCTACCTGCTTTTGTAAAAGTTCATTTTGATAACTCTTTTCTGCATTATATTTATTTTGAAGTTCAGTTATTTCCTTAATTCCTTTTATGAAGGATTTACCGAAAGGATTTTTTACCTTGTCAAGTTGCTCGTTTGCTTCGTTAAGTCTGTTTATGTATATTTTTAATGTATCTACTGGGATGTTGCTTGCGGATTTTGCAATAAAATCTTCCAGTTTCTCTATCAGAGCTTGTAATTCGTCTGCTGACTTTATGGATAATTCGCCCATCATCTCGATATATGTTCCACTCTTCTTGAATTTTTCTGTTTCAATTTTAGCGATATCTTGATTGTATTTGGCTATAATATTTCCTACTTGGTCTGTGAATGCTTTAACATCACCTGTTTTATTCAGCATGTCACGTGCAATTTTCATATAATCGGCAAATTCCTCCTGCTTGTTCTCTATCTGGTTGTTGAAGTCATTAATGAATTGCGCGTATTGCTCTATACGGTTTTTGAACATTTCATTTTGCTTAGATTTCAGTTTCTTATTCAGATCATCGTATGCTTTTTCCCACAATTCCCCTTCTTTGCCAGCCAGTTTTTCTATTTCTGCTTGTATCTCGCTTTCTGTAGTAGTTAAGTCACCAAATAATGATTTAATCATCTCATCAGAAAAGCCTTCTTTCTTCATTTTGTTATACAAATCCAATCCGTTGAACATGGATTCAATGTTATCTTTAGTTTTGTCTAGCTGCTTTTTAAAATCATCTGCATCCTTTTCGTCAAACAAGACATTAGCATCTTTTTGTGCTCCTATCTTCTTCCTAAAGTCAGTAATAATCTTTGCAAGTTCCTGCAAAGCCTTTGCCGTATTTTCCTTATTAGGCAAGAATGCTTCCCCTATGATATTTTTAGGCATCTGAACATCTTTCAATTGGGATGCGTAGCGTTCCATGACTGTCTTAGCTGCCTTATCGCTGCCCATTACCTTATTCAGCTTCTCGTATTCCTTGTTAAGTTCTTTGATAAGAGAAATGCGTTCTGCTAATATGTCACGTTCATGTTTGGGGTTTGATTGAGGATCTTCTTGATTTATTCCTGGTCTAAGAGGAACTTTTATATCTCCCAAGTTATATATATCGTATGCAAGTTGCTTCTTTATATCAGACCATTGTTTGGAAAAATCTCCTTTATCTATTAAAATCTTAAATTGTTCTCTTGTTTTATTACCTTTTATTACCTCATCATTTACGGAATCAAAGATTTCACGTATTTCTTTAGTTGCTTCTTCTTTATCTTTCTCCAAATCTTTCTTTGTTCCAAGAAATGAGCTGGCGATAGAACTTTTCTTACCTGCAAAAAGAACACCATTCTGTAACTTCTCCAAGTAGTCTGCAAGTCTTTTGTAGTAGTCAATTAAATTCTCTCCTTCTTTCTTTCCTTTTACTAGTTCTTGTATGTATTCTTTTGCTCCTTTGCCTAAGGAGGTTGATTCTTCTGAAATCCTTAATAATTCAGCTTGTATTTTGTTACCCTTCGCTATAAAGTCATAGAAAGCGTTTTCGTATTCGTCTAAATCTGTTTCAATATCATCATTACCTATCAGCCATCCTTTCTTTCTGTTTTCTGCATAGTTGGCTTCAATCTTCCTAATATCTTCCAAGAATTCTGTATATTGTTTTTTATACTCTTCAAACTGTTCTTTTGCTTCTTTTTCTGATATATTAGGCTTTATCTCTATTTCAAATCCTTCATTATTCATCTCTTTTACAAGGGATGATAACGCTTTTCTTGTATCATTTTTAGCTATTTCGTCTATTTCTCCTATTCTTAACTGAGCTGTATAATATTTATTGCTACTTTCTCGTAACATTTTGTTGTATTGAGAATGCACATTCCACAACTCATTAACAAGTTGTAAAGCTGCTCCAAGTGCTATTAACGGAAATGATGTTTTGAACGCTAATCCCAAAGAACGTAATGCGGTTTCTGCTTTTGTAAAAGCAAAGGAAAGCAAGCTAACTCCATTTGCAGCGGCTTTTATCTTAGGGAGTAAAACCATTGAACCAACTACAATGCCAAACGCTTTTGCCACTTCGACAACTGTTTCCCAATTATCAATCAATACCTTAATAGAATCAATAGAACCTTTCAGTGTATCTTCGTTAGCCTTACCGATAGAGTTAAGCATCACATCAATACTGTCTTTCAAGTTGGAAATTTTACCCTGCAAAGTTTCGGCTTGAATTTCCTGCATATTGTAGAACAATCCTCCGCTGTCAGTTAACCGTTTGAAGATGTTCTCAATATCTTCAAAGGTTACTTTTCGTTTTGAAATCATATCCACAATTTGGGCAGTGGTATATGCTTCGCCTTTAACTTCTTCAAAGTAGCGTTGCAATTCTCCATACAAATTGATACCTGCTTCCGTAAACTGACGAACTTCCGTACCACGCAAATACGCTGCCGCTTTGACCTGCCCATAAGCAAGAATAAGTCTGCCCATATCAACACCTAAACCAGCGGATACATCGGCAAGTCGTTTTGTCGTGTCATATAACTTATCCGATTCAATACGGTATGCTGCAAGCTGTTTTGTGAATGTAACCAGTTCCTTAATTTGGAATGGCGATTTTACAGCAAGTTGGACGGTCTTGTTGAATATCTGGTCTGCTTGCGCTTTATTCTGTAAAATGGCTTCCAAGGAACGCTGCTGTAATTCAAATTCTCCACGTACATTTGCCAACTTACTGATATACCCTTCAATCTGTGATACGGAGAACACCAAGGCAAGCTGACGGCTTAATTGCCCAGCCGTATCCATTAGGTTCCGGTGGCGTGTGGCCAGTTGCTGCGATTGTACTCCTGCTTGCTGCAAGGCTTGGTTGTGCTTGGCGATGGCTTGGTTTATCTGTTCAAGTGTCTGCCTGTAGTTGGCATCTGTAGTGTTTAAAGACAAACGAGCCTGCTTCAAGTAGTTTATGGCTGTTACTTGGTCACGCAAATATTTGGCGTTTCTTGAATAGTCCAATGCACCTTGCGGCGTAGTACGTTGAGCTATTTCTTGCTGTCTCGCTAATTGTTCTGCTGCTTTTGCCGCACGCCTATCGGCTGCTTCTTTTCGTTGTGCGGTTTTCTCTGCCGATTGTACTCTCTGTTCGTCAGTTTGGCGTTGGTAGTCAAGCTCCATTTTCATGTAACGCATGGCATTAACGGCCGTCTGTTGCTGTTGTTTTGAAATAGTCTGTGTATTCTCAACAAACTTTTTCAAGTCAGAAATACTTTCTTTCAGTCCGGCTATATTCCATCCGCTAAACGAACCTTGCCCTATTTTTTTATCACCTATCCGATTCAGTAAATCTGCTGCACGTGAAAGGCTTTCGTTCATGGATGTGGTTTTCTTTTCGGTATCTCCAGCTCCTTTACTTACTCCCTCAAACGGATTCCCTTTAGACCCAATCGAACTTATCTTGCTGGCTAACGAAGCGATTGCGCTCTCCAATTTGGAAGTATCTACTACCACACTGCCAAACCCGTTTTTCAACGCATCCGCAGCCGTATGTGCATGTTTCTCTATCTTCTCCAGCTTCTCATCGAAACTATCCAACTTCTTTAATACATCGGGTGTTATGTTGAGGAATGCCCCTGCTTCGTTATTTGCCATATCGTTATCCTTTATTGATTATTGGTAATCCCAAATCATTCAAATTCTTCAAATCGTCAACCGAACCTATCTTGCTGATCTTCTTCTTTTTCTTGTCCTTGTTTCCGTATTCTACATGGGAAAAATCAAACGAGCTTAACCGGACCTGCCCAACCGTCATTCCCCATAAATATTCTTCACGAGAGCACCAAGTGTTGGAGCGCAGAAAATCAATCATCTGCCCCCATTCGGTACGAGATATTATCAGCTTTGTTCCGTTTTCTTCATCTTCCTCGCCAGTGTCATCTCCCTCACGGTCTGAATCACATTGATACTCTCGAAAAAAAAATCCGTGCTTATGAGGTTAAGGATTTCACCGAGCAATAATGCCCAGTCCTTTATGTCGTAATCTCTCCACATCAAAAGGTCAAAGACCTTGTGATAGTCATCTGATAGTTCTTTTTTCTCATAATCAGAGAATATCCTGTCCTTGTCATTGAGAAGTGCAAGCGTTATTACATGTGCCACTGCTGGTAGATTTACTGCAAACTCCTTGATAACATCTCCCATGCTCAGTTTCTCTCCTTTGACAATCCGGCACGCTTGTTCCGCAATGAGCCATTGGACACCGGGCTTTAATCCTGTGATACACCATTCCGTACCGTGGAGTTTCATAATGCTTGGGCTGTCATTCATTATCCTTGCCAAACGTTCCATTGATTCATTGGATACAGGAGTATGAGCTGTTACAGCGTCTTTCTTTGGTTGTGTATCTTTTTTCTTTGCTCTATATACTGCCATGATTATAAGCATGAAGGGCGGCGGCATATCCAGCCTACCGCCCTGTAAAACAATCTTCTTATCTATTATGGGTTATCCTGCCGATGGTAGGGTATAAGCGGAATCCACATAAAACGGAGTTCTGATAGTCTTTGCTCCATCGGCGACATTTGCATCATACGCTGTTCCTGCAAGACTGATACGTCCAATATTGGAGTTTAATGATTCAAGCATTAGCTTGGAATTAAGTTGTAATTTTGGAACCACAAATGCTGTCATCGTTTCCCCTTCCTCAAACACTACGTCAATCTTTGCATACAATTTCTTGTATTGAGCAGGAGCAAAGTATTTGGTAGAGACAGTAGTCCCAGCCGTAAATCCCATGAGAGCGATTAGCAGATCTTTTTGTGTATCTGCGACTTCAGCTGTAAATTGGTATTTACCGAGTTTCACGATGGAAAGAATAGGACTGTCGGAAGTTTCACACTCGATGTCGTTTACATCGTTATCGTCTTGAGCGATTGAAGTGGTGTCTTCAACTACATCTTCAAGAATGTAAGAATCACCCTTTGGCACGTCGTTTTCTTCAGCACCAGTGAACAGAGTTGCCACGATGTAAGAAGGTTTGATAAATTTTTTGGCTGTTGCGCCAGTATTGTTTACTGCCATAATTTAAAAGTGTTATCCTGTTAATAATCTGTTTACCTTATTGTTATCCCGATATTGTACACATTGCAATAGAAGTTTCCGGAATTTTTACTTTCTTTTCCTATTAGTTCACGGCTTGTTATGACGAAATGCTTGTCGTTGGATTGATCAATTGCCGAGAATAGTGTTTTTTCCATATCGAACAGTTTTTTTACAGGCTTTGATCCCAAACTGTCCGTGGACTTCGCATAGAGGAATATGTTGGTGGAACATTTCGCCTCTCCTCCGTAATCATTCACGCTAAGAACATCTACAACAATCATGTCCGTGCTGTCGCTGCTTATCGTCAGCGGTGTTTCATCAAAAGAGATTATTGATGAAATTTTCGCTTTTGTAAGTAGCATGGATAGAAAATTCTCTATCATACTGCCGGTTTTATACAAATCATTCATATATTATCCTGTTTACCATGACTGATAATGCCGAACTTTGCGTTTTTGAATTTCCGTGATAATGCCTTAACTTCATTGCGTGCCACTGCTATCACTTCATATTTCTTCTTCACGTTACCTTCTGCATTTTGTAGTATTTCTCCGTAAGGCATGGCGGCTACAACTGCCAAGTCGATTCCCGGATGTGGTTGGTATTTGTGTTCCAAATATTCAGCCACCGCTTCGTAACCGGTGATTTCCTCACCGTACCATTTTTTCTTTATTCCGGGAGAGCTGGCGGTATATCCCTTTCTGACAAGCTTTCCGTCAACATATACTCCCCAACCGTAACTATCTCTCAAATTGAGGCTTCGGTAGGTATAGGAAACTTTAGACAGTTCCTTATCCACTATCTTCTGTCCCTCGTTTGCGAGTAAATCAACGATACGGGTGATTGCACTTTGCTTGGTCTTTGCCATAACTTAACCTACTTCACTCATTTTGATGTTAACTTTCACGCCGCCAAGCTGGCTAATTTCCATTCCGGTGACACGACCGTTAATGCCTATTCCGTAACTTTCCTTCGGACATCGAAACATGTCGCCAATTTTTACAGGTGAAACGCTACCTTTTTTTAATGGGAAAAACACGTCATAGTCTGCCATGATAGTGCCGCCATTGAACATCTTGGAAGCTTGCTGTATATCGCATTCGGTTTCAAGAAGGATGGTTTCTTCCAAAGTTCCCGCATTGAGAGAATCATCCGTATCTTCACCGCCTAGCAAATCACCGTCAAGCAATCCTCCGTTACCGAGAAGGTCTCCGTCCTCCGGCTTATTCGTTATCACGGTGTAGAATGTGCCATGAAACGGGTATTCTGCTATTGCTTTTCTTTTGAGACGCATAAGCTATACATCTAATGAATTTTCATTGACCCAACTCATACTACCAAAATCCATGTTTTCCAACGCTTCTTCTTCACCATACTTTTTGTACAGTGCTTTCAGACGGTCTTTTAAGTTTTGGATTATGGCAGCCGTTACCGTCTCACTACCTATGTCCTGTCTGTAACTGCCATGTTGGAGTGATGATGAAGCCACAGACCACGGACCGTTAATGACAAGCTCGTACAGTGCGATAAGGCAATGGTCTTTAGTGCATTCATCTATTTCGGAACGGTCTGAAATAAACATCAAACCGTTTTCGTATGCGATATTTTCAAGCGCATCATCTTCAAAGACAAATCTCGTAAGCCCATTGAGGTATGCTATCGGGTCAAATGATTTTTCCATAACTGCTACTGCTGCAATGTGTTGTACATTAATCGTCTGCCTGACTTGTGTCTACAATGACGTGATTGCGGAATGTTTTCAGTGCAGGACAAGCTGACATCATCACATCCGTATGCCATTCCTTATACAGCCCGTTGTTTGTCGTTGTATTCACAATCGTGCAAAGACCATCATTAGCCTGAGCAAAAATTTTAGTTATTACGCTTGAACCATACTTGTCAAACATCTGTTTGTCTAAGTTATTGGTGTATTCAAACTCACAAGCATATCCGGCAGGACGGAGAACTGCAATCTTATCATCCCAACCTTGCACGAATGTGTCTCCAGTATTGGTAAGATTACGCTCACGCTCTTCTACAATTTCAATTGGAGATACACCGGGATAATCACGGAAAGCTGCTAAGAACAACTCACGTGTAGTAGGCGCAGTAGCGGTTGTTGCGATGTAAGCTAAAGGATTTTTCTTGAAACTTTCAATCAATTCCTTAACTTCGGCATTTTGCAGCATTACTTCGTAAAACATCTTGCGTGTAACCTGCCATACCATTGCACCTTCATATCCCCATTTTTCACGATATTTTTTCTCTTTTTCCGCCATTTGGCTCAGAATCTTGCATTCAGCGTCAGTCCACACCTTGGTTCCTGCTTTGGTGAAATTTTCATCCGGAATGTCTGCTTTGTGCAACGGAATTTGAATACCACGTGCGATATTGCGGTAGTCAATATTACCTTTAGACATTAACTGTGCAGTCATGAAGTTCATGGTTGCGTCCGCACTATCAAGCTGTGACTGTAATGTATGTACCCAAGCGACTACCAAATCGGTATCGTTTCCAAACAACTCAAACTGTTGTTCTTTTGCTTCACGTTCCATAGCTGTTTCAACGAAACCGGGAGCGATAAAATCAGGAATGGATGCGGTGTACCAGTACAGGCCGTCCTTATCCATTTGATTACTGTCACCAAGAGGTGCACGCAAATCCATCAAAGGAGCGGCTTTCAAGTCACGTCCTTTCACAGAAAAAGTAGCAATGCCATTAGGGGCGGTAGGTGTGGGAGCACCAGCTTTTACACCTTGAGTCTTGTACCAACCATAATTAGTGTATAGCAGACCTTCTGTATTGACAAAGGATTGCAAGAAACGTTGATTGGTCTTGTCAGAAAAGAATCTTGCATATCTGCTGTTATTAAAATCAAATTTAGGCATAGTCTCGTCAATTTTAAATGTTAAACCAACCCTTAACCTTGCTCTTGTTCAAAGCTTTTAATGCAGCCGAAAGAGGTTGCATACGGTCTTCGTAGAGGAATACATCTCCTAATGCCAATGCAGGAGTGATAAGGTATCTTGCACCATCGAAATCATCTTCGGATGTAGCCGGGTCAAAAACAAAATCAAAGTCGCAGGGAAGGTATGAGTTAGGATTAGTGACCATAGCTTCTTTACCAGAGCCTGCTTCTTTCGCTTCAACAAGAACAGATGAAGTTGTTAATGATCCGAGGGTTGCGCTCAATGTAACTTTCCAAACATCGCCAGCCGATCCGTCAGTCGCTTTTTCAACGGCTGTAACTGTTACCGCTGTGCCTTTGCCTGTCAATGTAGAAGGTGCTACCATGAGGGCATCTCCTACAAATGGGATAAGAGAATATCCGTCTCTTATCAGGTAAATAACTGTGTCTGTAGCTTCAGTTGTAGCTTTTGCAACCGCATACGATTTTAGGATACGTATTTCGCTTCCATTAGAACCATTGCTGGGAATATATTCAGCGAGCGTTCCGGCAAAAGCTCTTGTATTACCTTTGAATGGGTTTTTAACAATTCCACCACTGGTAGGAAATACAAGTGCGTCCTTCCCGCTCATCTGTAACTTCACGAAGACATAGCGATGACCACCAATGCTTCCGCGAGCCTGAACCAATGCTCTACCGGGAAGGTAGCCACTGTTCAATAGAATTTGCTGATAGAAATCTGACATTTTCTTTTTGGTTTAAATGATTATTATTTTTCTTCTCTGTGCGACTGCTTCTTTACGACAGCAGCCACATCGGCAAAGTCATCGGTCTTTTCCTTACCGCCTCCCGTGCCGCCCGGAGTGATGTCGGGTGGAGTGTTAGCATTAAACTTATTGTAGCTCTTGACCAGTCTTTCTGTGAGAGCATCAACATCTGTTTCAGAATCAATGTGAATCAATTCGAGCTGGTCGTTAATCCAATCCTCGTTCTTGACTTCTTTCCCTTTTAAGGCTGATTTGAGTTGATTGCGTTTTTCGGAGATAGTTTTGGCTCTTTTCTCTTCCTCACGTTCTGATTTCAAGTCTTGGAGTTCTTTGAGCAACTTATCCAGTTTGCTTTCGTCTCCTTTGTTATCCTTGCCATCATCCTTATCTCCCTTATCATCCTTTGCGGGGTGATTCTTTTCCCACTCCTTTACGAATTTTGAATTGTCGTTCCTAATGTTGTTGTCATCCTCTTGGAAGTCCTCCAGATAATCGGCAACCGCATCATCCAATTCCAACTCGTCATTACCACTCGCTTTCTCCAACCGCTTGTAGATTCTTTCCACCTTGCCGTTGAAACTTCTCTCACTCATCGCCAAGTTTTTCTTGCCGTTGTTGGTGATTCCTGCTTTCAGTGCTTCTGAAAACTGTTCTTTCGTAAACTTCATACACTATATGTTTTATAATGATTATGTGCGAAAGTAATGCTTTAATAAAAAGGTATAACTATAAAAAAATCACTGTATTTATCACTATGATAAATAGATATTAGTTTAAGTATATATTACCTTATTATTAAGAGGTATTTTTGCTTTTGATGAAAGAGCAAGAAGTACATAGGGAAGTCGTAATCAAGCCACAAGAGGGATTCCAAATGCAGTTTGCATCATCGTGCGTGGATGTAAACTTTGGAGGTGCGGGATTAGGAACAGGTAAAGCGCTGTTGCTAAATGAATTAGTGTGTACTCCGAATGGATTTAAGAAGGTTTCAGAAATAAAGGTAGGAGACAAAATAACCAATCCTTGTAGTGGGAAAACAGAAACCGTTATTATTGTGCATCCAATAGAGAAACACCCGTATTATAGGATAACTTTTAATGACGGTACGCATTGCGATTGTTCTTCTGGACATTTGTGGACAGTAAAAAGGAACGGATACCAAAATAGATCTTGGAGAATACTTTCTGCGGAGGACTTGTTCGTATCATATAATAGCACAAAAAAGAGATTTAGTATTCCTTTTACAGAGCCTGTAATTTTTAGAAGTAATCAAAGATTGCCTATCCCATCTTATGTGATGGGGGCATTGCTTGGTAATGGATGTATGTCTGATTCTTCCATAAAAAATTATATGGTAAGCCTTACTTCAAGAGATTATGAGATAGAAAAAGGATTTGTTAAAAGATGGTTTGATATGAGCCATAAAAAGAGGCAGCCGGGATGCTATAATTATAACATATATGGTAAAGATATTATAGATAAAATAAAAAGTCTCGGACTGTCTTGCCATAAAGCACACAATAAGTTTGTCCCAGATATGTATAAGTATGCAAGCATTCAAAATAGGAAAGAACTTATACAAGGTCTTATTGACACAGATGGATATGTTGATCCGGATGGTAGTATGTATTACTATTCAATCAGCAAGCAACTTGCAGAAGATGTTGCTTTTATTGTTCGATCATTGGGGATGTGGGCATCAATAAATAGCAAACCGTGTACTACGGCAAATAAGTGTGGCAATAAAAGGAATTTAACAGGGAATACACTTTATACAGTTACTATATCCGGATATGGAGATAGTATGAAAGACCTTGTTACAGTAAAAAGGAAAAGAGATAGATTAAAAGATAATAAGTTTTACACTCACAGAACAATTAAAAGTGTAGAGTATTTAGGAGTAAGAGAGGGGCGATGTATTACTGTGGATAAGCCTTCTGGTTTGTTTATCACTAATGATTTTATTGTTACTCACAACTCTTTTGCCCTTGTTCTTGCGCTTGCTGAGCCGTTAATGACAGACCCAGATTTCCGTGCGGTTATTACACGTAGGTCTTTGCAGTCGCAAAAAAGTGGTGGAGGTTTCGTTGATACATTCAAATCTATCTTCGGCGACTACTGTTCTGTAAAGACAGCAGATAGCCCACGTATCACATTCCCAAGTGGTGCATATTGCGACTTGACATATATAGATGATACCAATCTTGACAAAATGCGCGAACAATGGAAAGGTAAACAGATTGATGCAATATGTATTGACGAAATTACCGAAATGTCTTGGGAAGCGTTCAGCTATGTACAGACCCGTAACCGTGGGCGTTCAAAGACATTTACAGGAAAGTTCTTTGCTACCCTTAACCCGAAACGTAGCCATTGGACGAGAAAGTTCTTGGATTGGTACATTGGGGTTGACGGATTCATTATGCCGGATAGAAACGGGAAAGTGAGATACTTCTATGTGAACGGTTCTACCGTTGATGATGTGGTTTGGGGAGATTCAAAAGAAGAAGTTTATGCTAAATGCAAGATAGATATTGATAGGAAACTTGCCCGCATTGGTGGTGATTTTACCTATCATAATATGATTAAGTCTTTCGTTTTCTATCAAGGACATTTGTCAGAGAACAAGGCTATGACCGACAACAACCCGAATTATATCGGCTCTGTTGCAGCTTCGGGTGGTAAAATGGCGCAAGCATTATTTGAGGGTAACTTCAACGTTGATCCCGAAGAGGACGAAAAGATACCCATTCCCTCAAATTCCGCACAAGGCGTGTTCAACAACAACCCTGCCGTGAACGGTGACAAATGGATTACCGTGGATTTGGCGGATTATGGTACAGACAACCTTGTTGCACTTGCATGGGATGGATTTCACGCATACGACATTCTCATTCTTAGCAAGTCCACTCCGAGAGAAAACGCTATGGCAGTGAAGACATTTGCATTTGAACATGGAACAGCCGAAAGCCATATCATTTTTGACGCAACTGCCGGACGGTATTTTAATGATTACATTCCCGATGCAGTACCTTATATCTCACTAAATAAACCTTTCGGGCTTTACCAACTTACCGCAATGACAGTAAAGGATATGTGCTATATCAGATTATGCAAGATGATCGAGGAAGGTAATCTAACCTTTGACGATAAACTTGCCGTACAGACATACACTCACCAGAACCTGAAATACAAAGTGACGGTTGAGAACGAGTTTATGGAAGAATGCTCTGTTGTACGGTTTGATGATATGCAGAGTGGAAAGAAACGGCTTTGGAACAAGAAGAAAATGAATCAGATGTTGGGGAAAGGCAGATCGATGGACTTGTTAGACCCATGCGCTATGAGAATGCTTCCGTGCGCTAACATTGAATACGGGAATGAGATTCAAGCAGGGTATTACAATCACGAAGAAGAAACCAAACAAGCGTTCCATGCACAGACAGAAGGAAGTATTTACGATGAACATTTATGGTATTAGGTTAGGAAATGATTAGTTACAATGATATAAAGGATATTCTCAATTCCCTTAAAACAGAAGGAATTGAAGCAAGGGTAAGAGATGTTGCCTATTTGGTAATGTGTGATTCTTTCGTAGATAAGGCTCTTGCTGCAAAGGTTGCTTACCAAGAAGATGAAAAGCCTTCAAACAAGGTGTTATCCATGCTTGCCGAGAAACTGAAACCTTTCGGCATCGGTGCTATCACTACCATATCTAAAGATGAGAACCGAGAAGCGTTGCTGAAAGAAATATCGGAGATGAAACAGATTGCTGACGATGCGAAAGCAAGTGGAGATTCAGACACTTTTATCAAAGCAAGTAAGGTCGTGTTGGATGCACGCGTGAAGCTGAACGATAAATTCAATATTGAAGAGGAAGAGGGGCAGAAGCGAATAATCGTTGTTCCGCAGAAGCACGACATTATCTGCAAATGGACTTCGAGAGAGTGTTCTGCAATGCCGAGCAAGGAAGCCTGCATGAAGTATTACAACCTAATTGATGCGGAAAAATGACACGGGAAGAGAAAAAAACATATCTATTGCGGAACGTAAATGCCTTGTTGCAGAAGAAACCGTTTTTCAGAGGAAGTGACACTTGCTCTACAAACGACTATTCCGACGGTCAGTCCGCAGCCATTACCGATACACGCACGGCAAGGCTTCCGAATGTAAAAAAGAATATCGTTTCGCAGGAAAAGTTTCTGAAAGAACTTGACCCGATGAGCCATGAGGTATTATTTGATCAAAACTTGCCGAGCATTTGCGTGAAGTTAGAAGATGGGGGATATCAGGAAATCAAGTTCCAGCGCACGGCATTAGCTTTCCAAGAACAGATACTGGCGAGCCACGTAATCTACCTTTGCGGAAATCCCTGTACATTGTCTTTGAGAGGTGGCACTCCTTCCGAGAAAGATAAAGCCAACTATTCCACAATCAAGGAGTATTGGGTAGACAGGAATATGGATGGATGGCGTACAAAGGCAGTCCGTTCGCAGCTTGCCACAGGCGATGCCGGACTTCTGTTCTATTATGACTATAAAGGACGTATCAAGTGCCGCCTGATAAGTTATGAAGATGGTTACGTAATCATATCACACAATGACAACAACGGTGACAGGCTTCTTGAAAGTGTCTATTATGCCGATGCGGACGGTGTGGAATACATTGACAGTTACGATGATACCTACATGTACCGTATGCACACACCGATAGACGGTGAAGAAGCAGGCGATGATGGTTTTGTAAGAGAACTTCCTATATTGCACGGTTTCAGCGAGATACCATTGTGTACCAAACGCGGTAATGTGGCGTGGAACAACGGCCAGAGCCTTATCGAGATTTACGAAATTATCTACAACATCTTCTTTGTCATTCAGAAACGGAACGGTTGGGGCATTCTGTATATCAAAGGCAATTTGTCAGAAACGACAAAGAAACTTGCTGGGAGTATCATTTTGCAGGACAAGTCTATGGACGGGAACGGAAGTGCGGAGTTCAAAGCACCTCCAAGTCCGCAAGGGATGCTTGACAGTCTGCAAGATTTGTTTGAGAAGATACAGATAAATACCTCCTGCACTTTCCTTTTGCCGAAAGATGTCAAGTCAAGTGGCGACATTAGCGGACTGGCTATTACGCTAACCCGTGATTTGGATTTGAAGAACGCTCAGCAAGGTGTGATTGAGTGGCAGAATTTTGCAGACAAGATGATGCGCCTGTTCAAGGAGGGATTGGCCAAAGAATTGGTGAAAAAAGACGAGAACCTAAATGCCGTTACAGAATTTGCCAAGCTTCGTGTTAGCTGTAAGTTCAAAATATGGCAACCGTTCAGCGCAACGGAGTATAATAACATACTTATCTCAATGAAGCAAGCCGGCATTCTTTCCACAAAAACAGCCATTGAGAAAAACACCGAATCCGTTCCCGATGAAGAACAACGTATAGCAAAGGAGAAGGAAGAGGCTCAAAAGCTGTTGGAGAAACAGCAAAAAAAAGGACAAAGGAGTTACGGAACAAATTGATGTGGTAAAAGAATAAATGGAAAAGGAAAGTCTGTACATTTTAAAGCTTGATACGCAAGGAAGTAAAGTAAAATTTCCGAATGCTGATATACCTGCAAAATTAGGTGAGTACACCTATACGGCACAACGTATGGCAGGAACTCCCACACTGACCGCTACACTGAACTATCCTTCATGCTTAGACGAACTATGGACAGGAGAAGAGTTTGTTGAGTTTAGGGGGGAAAAATATTATATTGACCAAGTGCCTACATCCTCAAAGGACAACAAGAGTATCATGTACAAGCATGAGCTTCAATTCGTTTCAGAACGTATCGTGCTGGAAAACGTATATTTCATGGACGTGGTGACAGCCGGGGAAGACACGTATCACTCCAATTCCACTTCCGTCAAGTTCATGGGGGATATAAACGAGTTTGTTGGTCGCCTTAACGCTTCAATGGCAAAATCGGGTATCGGATATTCGATAGTGATTGATGAAGATATTACTTCTGAAAGCAAACTTGTTTCTCTTGACAGCGTATACCTTGCAGAAGCGTTACAGTCCATATATACCATATACGAACTTCCTTATTACTTTGTAGGTAAGGTTTGTCACATAGGATATACAGAGAATGTAATTTCTACTCCTTTCGAGTACAAGAAAGGGCTTGTATCAATAAAAAAGACAAACGCCAATTATAAGACCGTCAATCGCGTTACTGGTGTTGGTAGCTCTGACAACATACCTTTCTACTATCCGAATGATGATGAAAAAGGTACTATAGAACGCACGCAAAACCTTATGCCTTCCATTTATAGACAAACAAATGGAGCGGAAAGATTCTACAATGCACTTAACGATACGTATAAAATACCCGGTACAAATGATTACTATTTTTTCAAAAATACATATTCTTCTAAGAAAGTAAAAGAGATAAAGGTAGATTTTAGCGATATAAAGCCTACCATAGAAAATGTAACAAACGCTTCGGGACAGTTATTTGGTGAGATTGCGGATATTGCTTTTGATGATAACGATAGTGACGAACTCGGAACAGGAGAAGGGAATAATATATTCAATGGCACGGATGAGTATATACATTCTTATTTCTACATAAAATTACATATATATAATGGGGATTACGGTTTTAACCTGTTCGAACAAGGTTTGGAAGGTGGTACGGCTGTAATCAATATGACTACGGGTAATTGTGCTGCTTGCGAGTTTGAAATAGGAGTTACCTATAAGGACAATGAGCCGGGAAGGGCATTCAATCCTGTATTGGTGGATTCTTCCGGGAACTTACCAGCAGGAGATTTTGAACAGAAGGTTACTTCACAAACATCCCAATATATAGAAAGCCAACAAAACACTTCTACAAATGAGGTTTGGATTGCGGTAAAAAAGGACAATACTACTTTCGGGGTTGTTATGCCTAATGCCACAAATAACTATAAACCTTCTGTTGGGGATAAGTTTGTGATTACAGGTATTAAAATGCCGAAATCTCTTGTGCTTGCCGCCGAGAAGAGATTAGATGAGGCGTTGATAAAGTATATGTCTGAAAACAACGATGAGAAGTTCTCTTTTTCCGTAAGTTTCTCACGTGTCTTCCTTGCAGAAAACAGTATGTTAGCTGGTCTGTTGAATGAGAACTCGCGTATATACATAAAGTATAATGATAAGGAATACTTCATGTATGTGAACTCATTTACTTGTAAGGCGGATAAAAATTGCCTGTATGATATATCCGTGGAGCTAACAGATAAGTTGTCCGCCAATGTTTCCGCTTTGAGAAGTACGATTACAGAGATAGCCGGGGATATCATAGGTGAGAGGATGGGTGTCTCTCTCAACGTGTCAGATATTCTTGGCAGAATATCCCGTTATTTTATCTCAAAGATAAATAACGACACGGCCAACGGTCTGATCACTTTTTTGAAAGGCGCCAAGTTCGGTGATTTCATCGACTCCATGATTGCCGGTAAAGGTGCCGGTATCTATCCTGACGGGCGCGGTCAGTTCGAGCGTCTTGAGGTACGCGGCTCCGCAGTGTTCAAGGAAATCATCTATAACCGTCTGAACGCACAGGAAGGCGACACCTCATATTCCGAGAACGGAGTCATTGAGTCCGTGGCTTTAGAGAGCGACGGAACTTATACCCTGAAATTGCGCAAGCGCTGGGAGAATGACTTCACCGCATTCCAGGAGGGTGATATAGTGTACGGGATTGTAAACAACCTCTTTTCAACGGGGGAGTATTACGCCTCGTGGATGCGCGTGCTGTCCAAGAATGTCCCGGCCAACTCCATCTCGGTGTTATCATACCCGGACAGTGAGGTGCCGGGCGGTAAAAACTATCCTCCCACAGAGTTGACGATCATTACCAGAAGAGGAAACGCCTTCAATGAGGACAGGCAAAGCTACTGGTATTTGTCCGCCACCACGGATAAATGTCTTGTCTGGCTGGAAGGAGTAACGAAGCCTGTCTTGGAACAGAACAACTATTACATGATATTGGGGCGTTTGCCCAATTTGGATTTGTTTGACAATCTCCCCGTCAACTATAAGCACTCGTACATATTCGCCCGTGCCGGCATCTTCGGTGAACTTTACCGGGTGGACTGGCAGGGACTGCCCGTACAGGAACTGGTGGACCGTGGCTTTTGGTCGGCCGAAGTCGCGTCCTCTGACAATCCTTACACCAATACGCAGGAGCGGGCGGACACGGTTTGGCACTACGGCTGCAAATGGAAGTGCCTGATGACGGGAACAGCCGACGAACCGCAATATGCGGCGGCCGGATGGGCGATGCTGGAAGGGAACCCGGAATTTACGATAGAGATCGGCAGCACAAAGGGGTGGTATTTTGATATCGAGACTTTTTCCACAACGTTATATATTACCGGCAAGCTGTACAACCGTGACGTGACAGATCATATACTTGACGCTGATGTGAGCTGGACGCGTGATACCGGGAATGTATCAGAAGATAACGCATGGGCGGTGAAGCGTGCCGGCGCCGGGAAAAATCTTCCTCTGACGATAGATGATCTCGGACCGAATTATACCAACATGCGGGTGTGTACGTTTAAAGCACAGGCGTTATTGCGTGACGGGCAGCAGTTTGAAGTGGCGGAGAATTTTGTAACATTTTAAAATGGTTTTATACAATGGCAACAAAGCAACGAAAAATAGAAATCAACTACCGGCTGTTACAAACCAGTTGTAACATCGAGGTGGTGGGCAGCGTGCCGGACATGCAGGTCTACCAGGCTGACAAAGCTGAATACACTCCGGACTATACGCTGACACCGCTGGTCCTGTTTCCGCGGTGCAACGCCACCGATCCGGAAGCGGTGACTAAAATCGGGGCGGTCAACTCCAGGCTGACCAACATGAAGTGGTACGAGCGCATCGGAACCACACGCACACTTATCACATCGACAAACACAGGCTACAGCATTACGGAGTCCGGTGACAGCAAGGGACAGATCACAATGAAAAAAAATGTCACCGTCCTAAAACCCGTCACGCTGGAGTTTTACGCGGAATATGCCGACACACGTACCGGACAGCTGTTTACTTTTCAGATGAGCTGTCTTGTCCGCGCGGTTGACGGTACGGATGCGATCCCCGTATTGACGATAGACAGCCCGTCCACGCTGGACTGGAACCCGGTGCGTGACATCACCGCACAGACCATCACGGCTAAACTGATGGTAGGCGACACGGACGTGACGGCTACGGGCAAATGCAAGTTCTTCTGGTACCGTCTGTTGTCTACGGGAGCGCTGGAGGCGATAACCACAGGAGCAGGTGACAACGACTGGGAGTTTGTATCACTGAACAAGAATGTATATAAGATTGACCGCAATTATATAGGTGATGACATCACGATTGTCTGCAAGGCCACCTATGCGGCTTCCGGGACTCCGGCATCAACCCCGGGCACATCGGACCCGGCAGTCTCTACGGTGATACGCCGCAGGATTCCGAAGATTGAAGCCGACTGGGAGGGCGTACCTACGGGTGTTCCGGATGGGACTTACGCCATCTTTCCCAGACCCGTCATTCGGGATACCATGGGGGTTATCCCGAATCCATCCGCCATGTTTAACTGT